AGGATTAGAAAAAGAATTTCAATCAGTAGTTGAGGTACCTGCAATAGAGGGTAGACTTAAGTACTTAAAAAAGTACCTAGATGGTACACGTTCTAGAGACAATAAGATGTATACTAAGTCTGTATTACTATTCTCTTTATTTATAGAGCACGTTAGTTTGTTTAGTCAGTTCTTAATTATGATGAGCTTTAACAAAGAAAAGAATGTACTTAAAGGTATATCTAATGTTGTTGAGGCTACTAGTAAGGAAGAAGAGATACACGGTAACTTTGGTGCTGAGATTATTAATATAATCAAAAGAGAAAATCCAGAATGGTTTGACCAAGAGTTTGAAGATCTGATTGATTCAGCATGTAGAAAAGCATATAGAGCAGAGTGTGGTATACTTGATTGGATCTTTGAGAAAGGTGAGCTTAGCTTCTTACCCCAGAATACAATACAACACTTTATAAAAAACAGATTCAATAACTCTTTAGAAAAGATAGGTATGAAATCTATTTTTGAGGTAGATGAAGAACTATTAAAATCAGTAGAATGGTTTGACATAGAAATAACAGGCACCAAAGAAGGAGACTTCTTTTACAAGAAGAGTGTTGACTATAACAAGAAAAGTAAGAGCATCACAGTTGATGATTTATTTTAAAAACAAAACCAATGGAATATAATAAGTACTACTGGCTGAATGAAGACAGCCGCACATTTTTATCAAGAGGGTATATATCAGAAAGCCCTGAACAAAGAATCAAAGACATTGCTATTAAAGCAGAAAAGTATTTGAATATAAAAGGCTTTGCAGAAAAGTTTGAGGATTATATGGCAAGAGGGTTTTACTCTTTGTCTACTCCTGTATGGATTAACTTTGGTAAACAAAAAGGTTTACCTATAAGCTGCTACGGGTCTAACGTTGATGATAACTTAGATAGCATATTAAATGCAGGCCGTGAAATTGGAATGATGAGTAAATATGGTGGAGGCACAAGTGCTTTTATTGGTAACATTAGAGCAAGAGGAACTAAAATATCTACAGGTGGTTTTGCTGATGGTCCAGTGCACTATGCTAAGATTTATGATACTGTAGTGGACGTTTGCAAGCAGTCTGAGGCCAGACGTGGTGCTTGTGCAGTATACCTACCAGTTGAGCATGCGGATATCTTAGAGTTCTTAGATATTGGTACAGAGGGTAATCCTATACAAAATTTACAGTATGGTGTTACAGTTACTGATCAGTGGATGCAAGAGATGAAAGATGGTGATAAGAGCAAGCGTAAAGTATGGGCTAAGATCATTCAGAATAGAAGTGAGTTTGGGTTTCCTTATATTATGTTTAAAGATAACTCTAACAATAATTCTCCTTATAAAGAACTTGGTATGGAGATTACAGCATCTAATCTATGTTCAGAGATCCAGCTTCCTACTGATAGTTATAACTCTTTTGTATGTTGTCTTGGTTCTATTAACTTATTACACTGGGACCTTATAAAAGAAACGGATGCAATTGAAACATATGTATATTTCTTAAACGCAGTAATGGATGAATTCATTATTAAGTCTGAGACTATGCCGGGTATGAAGAGAGCGTTTAACTTTGCTGAGAAGCATAGAGCAATTGGTCTTGGTGTATTGGGATACCACTCTTTGTTTCAATCTAAGCTTCTTGAGTTTGACTCATTACAAGCTAAAGGATTAAACAGTGAGATCTTTAGAACACTTAAAGATAGGAGTGAGATTGCTTCTAGAGAATTGCATAATGAGTATGGATACACATCTCTTAGAGAAGGGTATGCTAACACTACTCTTATGGCCATTGCTCCTACTAAGTCTAGTTCATTTATACACGGTGCAGTGTCTATGGGAATAGAACCTATTAAGTCTAACTACTTTATTAAGGACCTTGCTAAGTCTAAAACTATTTACAAGAACCCATTTTTAGAAGAGGAACTTGAGAAGTATGCTCTAAATACAGACAAGACTTGGAAATCTATCCTAAAGAAAGATGGTAGTGTACAACACTTAGATTTTCCTACTAAAGCAGTGTTCAAGTCTTTTGTTGAGATATCTCCAAAAGAGCTTGTACTCCAGGCGGCACAAAGACAAAAGTATATTGATCAGTCACAGTCATTAAACTTGATGATAGATCCATCTGTCTCAGCTAAGGATATTAATAAGTTATATATGTATGCTTGGGAAGAAGGTGTGAAAACTTTATACTATCAATTTAGTAAGAGCAGTGCACAAGACTTTGCAAGAAACATTTTAGAATGTAGTAGTTGTGAAGGTTAGGTTATTATTACTGTTGGTTTGCCTAGGTTGCAAGCCACAGTATAATCCTGATAAGGATCCGGATGTATTAGACTGGTATGTAGATGAAGGAGAGCTTATTATTTATACTAAGCAAGACTCAATACAAGATGCATATGATAGAGCTAAATATATTGACTCATTAAAAAAGGACTCTATTTTCTAGGTCCTTTGTGGTTATCAATTCTATCTAGGATTTTATTAAGCTCATCTGTTTTTATCAGCCCAGCCATAGAAGCATTCTTTAGTGCACTTATAATTTGAAGTACCATAAAGGGAACTATAATTACCTCGGATAGCCAACCTGTACCTGCAAAACCTTTTTCTATCATAAGAATAACGGTCAGGATGGCTAACCATGTAAAAGTATTTTTTGTTATTCTTAGAGCTTTATATGTTTTAAACCCTTCTCTTTTACAGCCTGCCCAAACTCCAAATACACCATCTAACCATAATACTGAACAAACAGCTAAGTATTGTTCCATGTTTTCCATTGATAAATCAAAAAAGTACGTACATAAATACGTACAAAATGCTGTTATGCTCACTATGAATAATTTAGTTGTCATTGATTAATTTCATTTTGTTTTAATCCAAAAGGTTTATACTATAATATACATAAATTATACGTCATACCTAGGATTTAAACCTGTTAATTTGTCTTATTTAATATAGAAGCTTTCAAGTTTTTCAAAGTTTTTCCATTTTTGTAAAGTATATAATACAGGAACTACATCATAGAAGTTTTTTTCTAGCTTCCACATACCTTTCTTAGGTTTGTTTTGATATACATATTTACTGTTTTCTCTAAATTCTTTATCACTATAAACTAGTAAACCAAATCCAGTACCAAAAGTAAGGTCAAGTAATTCACCCAACTCTCCAAGAGTTCTTGTAGCAGCTATAGGAGATTTTAACATCTGATATACCTGTTGGTAACCACCTAGTGTAGGTAAAGGGTTAAATAAAACCATCTCTTTATAAGTTCTGTTTGCTTGATAAGCCCCAAAGTTTCTAAGCTTTTTAACAAGGATAGGGTCATCATCATCTCCACCAACTAAAGTCTCATCTAGGATATGAATAATCAGCAGTATCATTGCTTCACCCAATGTTCTATATACATTTTTAAGCATCATGTTTGCTTTACCCTCATCGTATCTTCCATCTACAAGTCCGTACTCCTCTTTAAATGATTTACCTAACTCTGCTAAACCAAACTTAGCCATACCCCTTTCACCAGTTACAGCAGTTTTTCGTATATGATTTAAAAACTTAAGTGCAGATGTATATCTACCTTCTAACCAACCTAAGTTTTGATCATAATAATTTTCTTGGAACCTTGCCCTAAAAGCAGGCATAACCCACTTGTGAAACTGAGCCATTAATATACCTGTAAAGTTATTTTGAATAACCATTCTATCTTCTCTAGCATAGTTACCGTGTATCTGTTTATTTACTTCACGTATATTATTTCTCATTTCAAATCTCCAGCTATCTGTATATTCTGTAGTAGATCCATCTTTATTAATAATTGTATCATAGCCTTCTCGCATAGTTACTTTACCTGTTGACTGATCAAAGTCTAAAGCATCAACTAGATTTAGAGAATCTTCACCATTAGATATTTGTGTACCTAATAACATAGCCATACCTACAGTACTTTGAACTTTGTATTCAGCACCCTGGTTAAAAGAGTAACCAAAGTTTGTGAATCTTGACCATAAAGTATCACCATCACCTAACCCAAATTGTTCTCTTATATCTGCATCATCATCCATCATTCTAAAAAACTGAACTATTGCTTCATATTTATTAAGTGCTTTATCTGGATCATAGTTGCCTCTTTTTATTTGTAAATTATTACCGGTTATTACTCTACCTGTAAAATCTGCTGCTGACTCAACAGCATTAGCTGTTCTCTCTATCATACCTTGGGTACCCATAGTATAAAACATCTTAGTAGCTTCAGTATAATCTCCTGCTGTATAAAATAAACCACCGGCAGCTTCTATGTAATTGTTAATTTGACCCAGAGTCAAGTTATTAAAGTTACCAAATATGTTAAAAGCCACATAAGATAATGAGGATAGATTAATTAATCCACCGGCTAACTTATCTACAGCACCTTTAGTTATTTTATCATTATCATAGTAAACCATTTTCATCCAATGATGAGCACGTTTTTCTGCATTACTTTGCAAACCAGTTTGACTATCTCTACCCACAACTGTATTTACAAACCCTTGTGATCCTTCTTTTATTTTTGCAATTAACTCAAGAGCTGTACCTGATTCTTTATAAGATCTCATTTTTAAAGCTTGTACCATTGCTTGTAATGTGTCTTCTATTTGACCCATCACTTCAAAGTTCTCTGCCATGCTTGCAAACTTAACTAAGCTTTTAGTCATATCTGTACTAACCTCCCCTAGTGTAGGTTGTGATCTTAACTTGGCTGCTTCAGCCTCTAATATTGCTCTTTCTTTTTTATATTGATCAACATTAATACCACCCTGCATTCTCATATCTTTAAGATTTTGAATGTCTTCATATACTTTTTCAAGCTGACCTTCTACCCTTGGATTACCAGTGTAAAATACAGGAAGAGTATCTACTAATTTACCTTGCTCATTTAAAAGAACAACTTTTTGCTCTGATGTTTCAGTAAATAAGTTCTTTATACTTCCTAAAAACTTAGGTATCATTCTAACAAAGAAAGATGGTTTGGTCATAACCTCATCCACAAAGTTATTAGCAATAACAGGCACCTTGCCTAGCATTTGCATTCTTTGACTTCTTGGTAGTTTTTTAAGCAAGTCCTCATAATGCTCAACAAACTTTAAGTAATATTGCTTTCTAGCTTCTCCCAACTGATCTGTTGGGTTCATTATAGCTTCATACTTAGGGTTAATTAAACTAGCGCCTGTATCAGATCTTTTATCTTTAACCTCAACATAATCAGGCTTTACAGCATCAAAATTTTTATTTTCTTTTATAGCTCCAGTTGGTTCTCTGTTAGCATCTTTAAAAGTTTTTGTATACTCTACTTTATAATAGTATTTACTTTTATATACATCATAAGCAGTTTGTGGGACACCTGGTTTTTTAATCCAAGTAACACCCTCTCCATTAGACCAGACTTGAGCATACTCATAGTTTTTTCTAACGTCAATAAACTCTTGTGTATATTGGTGGAATGTTCCTGAAGTTAAAACACCATCCTCTAGTTTTTCAGCTTGCATAAAATCAGCAAAAGCTTTTTTATCTCTATAGAGTTCTTTATTCTTTTCTATTTGAATAGGGTCAGCATTAGCTAAAGAATAAATAGGGAAATATTTTCTTGGTTTACCATTAGCATCGTAGAGTTTATCTCTCAATGCCTTCTTTTCATTTAGGTAATTTTGACCTATTCTTGTTGTATAGAATCCTGTAAATTTTTTGTCATCATTAAACTCAAGCATAAAATCATACAACCTTTGGAGATCTTTTTCACCTGAAAGTTCTAGTAGTGTTTTACCAGCATCTAATATATCTGCTTTTCTAGCTTGAACTTTATCTAAGAATTCTTGCTTTTTAAACTTAAATATTTTATCCATAGTTGCAAGAATGACATCTTTTGATGTTGCTAAATCCTTGGCATAAAGTTCTGAGTTAGATACATCAGGTACAAGATTAAATAACTCTTCCAAATCATCAAGAGTAAATGTCTGTCCTGAATGTGACTGTATAACTGTTTCAGCATCTGTCTTTTTTCCTTTCTTTGCAAAAGCTCTAATTACAGTAGCAACATAATCAAGTATAGCTGTTTTAATTATACCTCTGTTAGCACCTACTTCTGATACAATATCATTACCAAGTAGTTGAGTAAGTTCAATATTAATACTACCTAATAATGATCTTTGTGTTGCATTTAATTCTTTGTTGGCTTCTATAGCATGAAGCCCCTCAAATGTTGAAAGGAATCTATTAAAGTTTAATATATATGTTATGTATTCTTTTTTACTTTGATTCTTAGGGTCAGTAGCATATTCTTTAAATGACTTCATCTGTCTTAGAGCATCCTGTAACAATCTTGTGTACACTCTAGACTGTGATATAGGACCTTCTTGTTTAGCAAGAGCTATGTAACTCAATGTACTTGCTATTTCTTCTTGCACATCTTCTTTTGATCTATCTCTATATATGTTTTCCTTTAATAAATCTTCTACTTCTTGTTTACTTTTTAAAGCTTTTTCATATGTTTCCAAAGCACCAAGAACGGTTCCTTGTTCAGGATATTCTGAAGGATCAACAGTATCAGCAAAATTTTCAGCAGATTCTATATCTTGCTCAGCATTATAAATTTGTTCTGCTGCGTCTTTAAGGACTTGTTCTGATATCTCTTGTTCTGCTAAGTTTGTATCTATAGCCGGTATTAAAACATTGACCTTTTCTGCATTTTGTTTATACCCATGTGGCTCATTACCGTCAAACCTTATTTTCTTACCATTATAAGAAATCAGCAGACTAGCAACATTACCAACACCATACTCAATATCATAGCCCATATTTTCAACCATTCTTTGTAAAAGGTTTACTTCTAAAGCATCTAGTGTTTTAAGAGTTAAGGACTTTGTATCAGTAAGTTTTGCATACATACTTGTTTCTGCCAGGGTTACCTTATCTACATTGTATGGATTTTTCTTATCACCATACAGTATACCCATATCTTTAGTAGAAGTAAATATACCCTTAGCCCAAGTCTTTGGATTTGTTTTTAAAACGTTTGATTCAGTTAATTGTATTTGTAAAATCTTAAGTTGTCCTGTTGATGCAACCAAGACTATGTCTGCTTTAGAAGCTATCTCTGAATATGCGTCATGAAAAACAACATTAGTCAACATTACATCTCCTTGACTTTTAACTGTATTAACCTGATTTACTATATTACTAAAAGCCTGCTTAGCTATATCAGTTTCTATATTTGTAATCTTATCAGATATCTTATCAAAAGATTCATGAGATGCAATAGCATCTAACATTGTACTTAAATCATTTTTAATAAGCTGTTGTTCTTTAGTTTCTTCTCTACCAAGCGCTTCTTTAGCTGATATAAAAGGTTTTTTGCTGGTAAGACTATAATATTTACCGTCTTCTTTATTCAAAATAACCAAGTCATCACTGTTAAAAGTAACCCCTTCTGAGGCAGACAAAGTATCTGATTCCTCTTTAGCACTTTGAACATTGTGGAATAATCTATCAATCATTCTTCTCTGTAAAACCCCACCTTCTTTTTTTGCTACATTGACTATCTTTTGTTTTTCAGGTGATAGGCTATATCTTATTCTACCATTAACGGGTGTATCTAGTTTAAATGATATACCATCTGTATTAAGCAATCTAGCAATGTCACTTAAGGTTGCTTTATCAGATATATTATTTACTTCAAGAACACGCCCTGTAATTACCTCATTGAGGTTTTTAATAATTTTAGAAAACCACTCTAAAAATTGTTTTATTTTATCAGTAAAACTTTTAGTTGGGGTATTCTCATACTCATTATTAAAATGTCTAGATAGTGCTTGTGTTACAATTTCTAATTGAATATCAGCTTCTGTAAATCTTCTTTTACCACGGTAAGCATCTTTTATTTGTTGAGTCATTTCAGGAAAATTCCTTTGTGCTTCATTTAATAAAGAATTAAATAGATCTTCATTATCTAGTTTTACAGCATCTATGAAAGGGTGTAATACTTCTTCTATTGCTATTTCATCTGTTACTCTGCCATTTATTAGTATAGCAGTACCATCCAAATAAAATGAGTTTATTTTACTAAATGGAACTTTTGCTTTTTTCCATTGAGGTATACTAGCATAAAGATTCTCTGCATCCTTTACTGACATTAACTTAACATTAATTCCAGGAAACATTCTCATTAAATGTGAAACTACTTTTCTTGCTCTAGGTTTATCCCATGCTCTAGAGGATTCTAACATGTCAGTTGCAGAAAAAATAGACGGGTTAATAGATACAGAAAATGTTTTTTTTGTTTTAGCTATATCTATAGACTCAACAGGTATGTTATTTATTTCAAGATACCTATTTAACCTTCTAACATTAGAGTCTATAAGTCTTTGGCTTGGTTGTAATGTATCTGTATCAGTATTATTAATATAGTACTTGCCCCCAAAGCTATGTATTATTTTTAGCCTTCTAAGATTATTTAATAATGCAACACCAAACTCTTCTTGCTTCAAGTTAAAAAGAACTTTTTTATTAGCAATCATGTTTTGCGCTTCAACAACAGTAGGTATAGCATCACCCTTTGAAAGTCTCTGATATTGATTTATTACATTATTTGTTATAATATCAGTCTTATAAACTTTCTTTAAGTTTTTATACGTTGTTAGATTTTTATTGTGACACTTTCCCATATTCTATAAATTACATCTTTTGATTTCTTCTAAGAAATTTTTAATTTTTTCCTCTTCTGTTTTCCCTTCATATGACAATGTTTCATTTTCATATAATGCTGTAAGATCTTTCAAAGATACAATATTATTATCAGCCAGGTTTTTTCTCATCTCAGTAAACTCATCTGCTATGTATGGAGCATTAATTGTTTCATTATAGAATACTGTTATTAATGGATACTTGTCTTCTAAAGCTGCATCAAATAAATCTAATTTTTCATTTTGTTTTGAAGTTAGCTCAGGCATATTATTTTCAGCTGATAAAATACCTTCTGTCTCTGTTTTAATATTAGCTTGTTCTCTTGATTGTGTTGCTGGTTGAGTAGATCTATAAGCATCAGCTAAAGATTCAATAAACCAATCTTGACCACCTGTTTCCCAAACTGTATTTTGTTTAGTAGGTTGGTGAGTAGAAGAACTTATCCAATCAACACCTCCTTTTTCAGTTATTGAAGAAATTAACCTAGGGTGTTGCTCTAACTTAGCTGATATTAAATCTACCATCAACCTATAGTTATTACTATTTTCCTTAGTGGGTTTAGTCCTAGCTTCAGACTTATCTTTTAATGCCTGATAAGCTGCCTCAACATCTTTATAGTTTTTACCGTTAAAAGTTATAGGGTAAGACTCTGCAAGGTTACCTTTAGACTTAGCTAATTCCGTAGGATTAGTAAGCGCTGCTGCTAAACCTTTAGCATTAGAAGATATTTCAACCTTACTAGTTTGTTCTGTAGGAGTTGTTAAGCTTTCTAAAAGTGTATTAGCATTTACCTGTGCAATGTTAACTGGAGGAACAGATGAATCTATTTGAAAATCTACACTGTCTTCTGTAGCAGATACATTTGCACTTTCAGTTCTAAGTGCACGGGCTGATATAGATTTTGATCTATCTAAATTAAGATTTTCAATATCCAATGAATCAATAACTTGATCTATACCAAGCATGTCTTCTATATTACCTATAATATCAGTTTTATTACTAATATTATTTCTAACTGTTGCATATGTATCTCTAGCACCAAACATAAACCCTATTGCATTTTGATAATTTGACCCCATAAATGGAACTTCATCATACATAAATGATGTGCTTTTTTCTTGATCTTCCCTTAGTAAAAATAATTTGTTTGATCTTTCTACTCCAAATCCAGTATCTGTTTCAGTATAATACCTTAAGTATTTTGGTTGATTTTCAAAAACAAATGCACCATCAACCTGTGAGTTCTTAGGGGCAGATAATGTTAACACACCGTCTTTGCTTAGTGCTGTTTTACCTTTAATTGAAGTTTGTGTATCTGAAGAACCATCAACGTCTGTCCTAACCTCTTTAAAAGTAAGATTAAACATACCAACATTAGATGATAAGTATCCATTTTCAAACTCATTAAATAACTCATCTTTTGTTAAACCAAAAGCATCCTTGTAATCTTTATCATTAAGTAAAGACTCTTTGGCAGTCTCTATTTGTTGTAGATAAGAATCCATTACAAAAGGAGATATTGCTTCTAATAAGCTATCTTTAGAAAGCTGCAAACCATCTTTAACCATAATGTAATTTACAATTGTTGAGGCATCTTTTCTTGTTGCAGGGTTACCATACAATTTTGCAAATGAGGTTTGAAGATCTATCTTCTGAAGTTTATTTAAATTTCTCCATGTATTAGCAGCTAAAATATTAATTCCTGTTTTGTTAGACTCTGCATTCACAGGTAACTGAGTAACAAATGATTTAAGAAAAAAGTTATCATTGTCTGCAGCATTTAATCTTCTAATAGAATCATAAATATTTTGAGCATCTACCATAGGGTATATAAGCTTATTGCTTAATGTTCCTGCATCTTTATCTTGTGTATTTGCATTGTTATGCATATACGCTTTTATAGTAAAGTAAGAAAGCATATCCCTTCTAATCTTCTGCTCTGTCTCTTCATTAAAAGTTATAGCATCTACAGCAAATGACTTTTCAAGTTTTTCATAAAGTTCATTAAATACAGGAGTTGCTGTTAAGAATACTTGTGGTAAAAGCTCATTTGTTATCTCATTAAAGATATCTAAATTTTGTTTTACAAAACTATCTTCCAAAATACGGGATATATCAATTGCTGGACTTTCTCCAATTTTTTCTATTGCACCTATTTTCTGTAGGTCTTTTTTAATTGATGCTATGTCAGCAAAGTTTTTACCTAGTCCTGCACTACCTGATATACCAGTTAATGCATTCATATTACCAATAAATTCATTTATAGTATTTACTGTAGATAAAATTTCTAGCAGTTCTAGCTCTTGTTTAAAAGAACCACCACCTTCAACTAAACCACCAAGATCTTCTCTAGTTTTTATTCCTGTACCTATCTCTATTTTTAGTTTATCATCTTTTAATTGACCCTGCTTAAATGCTAGCTCCTGATTAACAAGACCTTTAAACCCTGCATCAAACTTCTGTATTTTATTAGATGCTTGTTCAAATAGATCTCTGGCTATTTTTGAATTTAATATAAGTATTGCGTCAGACAACGGAATTCCTAAAGCAACCATTGTTACAGCTCTTGGTACTGCTTGCTTGTGCATACCAAGCTTTGACATAAAGTTCTCTTTAGAGTTATCAGTAAGCATTGTTATTATAGCAGATATAGTATCCTGCTTTCTTTTACCTTCAGTAGTAGTAGCTGTGTCAAATCCAGTATATGGTTTATTCAGAATACTAAACTGCAACTCTCCAGGTAACTTTATCTTATACTCACTTAATAAACTAATTGCTAAGTTTGGAGATACAGCTCTACCAATTGCTGCACCTTTATTATTAATAAATGATATTACTTTACCATTGATATCATCTACATCAACCTCAGAACCATTCATAGATTGAGTGTAGCCTGGTGCAAATTTTTCTAAACTTGCATATGCTTCTTTTACTGCATCTAGTGTAGCCGGGGTATAAGAAATATCTTGTACCGCCTCATTACCCATAAGTGCATATCTCATATTAAGCACTGCATTATTAATTGGTGCTTCATATGGCTCACCATATTCTTCTTTATATTTTTGATACTGAGCTTTGGTTACAGGAAGCCCTAGTCTTGTTACAGCCTTTAGCGCATCATCAGTAAACATTTGATCTATAATAAAATTATCATCATAGCTGTCTTCCAATCTTGAACCTTGAACTTTAAAAGACTTTAATGCTTCAGCATAGATTGTGTCTTGTTTAACTTTTGTATTAATATATTCAACATAATCCTTATACTGTCTACCTTGTGTAGCACCATATTGGAAAAACTTCTTCTCTTCTTTTGAATAATAGTATTCTAATATTTGAGTATATACTTTGTCAATATCAAAATCCGCACCTGATACTTCCACAAGTTCAGCTGCAAACATTGCTGAAGAACCATAATAAACAGGCATAAAATCTACAAGTTTTATATTCATTGTAGAATGATTATCTTGTGATGGTATACGCACAGCAAACATTTTTGCAATCATCTCTGGTATAGCACCTCCTTTTTCTGCAACCTTTTCAAATACATCTTTGAAGTGAGCAGGCATCATGCTTTCTGAATAACGTTGTTTTGTTGATCTACCTTTATCATCAAACTCTTGTAGACCATATCTAAGTCTATCTATTACAACTATACCTTCTTTAGGTATTTGTTTTTGGGCTAACTCAGCCATAGAGAATTGTTTAACGTCTAAAGCTTTCATTCTAACTGCAACAGATTCTCTTATTACTTCATGTCTAAGAGGTAAGAATTTACTATTACCTGCTTCATCTTTTATTTCTTCAACACTAAATACTCTTCTATATATATTATTTCCAAAGTCAGAAACCAAAGCCAAACCATGACCTGGTATTTTTTCCTGGAACACCCCTTTGGTAAAGTAACTTAAAAATAACTGTTCTGCTTTTGCAATAGCCAATGGATTGTTAAAGTCAAACTTAGGTTGTCCTGATACAGGATCAATACTAAAAAACTCAATAACATTACTACTAGATTTAGATGCTTTTAAAGAATTGATTGCATAACTTAAGAATGATGCAAGGTCGGGTGTAAGATTATTTCTTTCTTTACTTACATTAAACTCTGACATAACTCCATCAAAAGTAAATACTAAATTTCTTTTATTTTTAAATTTAAGAACAACTCTTTTCTTCAATGCATCATTATAGAATGCTTTAACTTTCTTTATATTAGTAAGAGCTGGATAACCCGGTATGTTTACCTGTTGAGAATCCTCTTGCTCATTTGTAGCTAATAGTTTTATTTGACTTACTTCAGTAACAGAATTTTTATTACTTGGATTTACAACTTGTAATCCAAAATCTTTAGCACTTATTATAGAAGATGGCTCTGATATACTTTCATCTAAAAGCTGTACATTTTTCTTAGCCATTTTCTGTGCACTTACAGGTGTTGCAATTGCTACATTACCTGTATTTCTTTGAATAGTCTCAAGATCTTCTCTTAGTTTGTGAAGCTCTGGTCTTAACGGGTTTTCTTCCCAAATAACATTACCGTCATTATCTTTCTTTCCTGTATCTATAGATGTAAATGAGGGTGATAAAACAAAAGCAGACATTTTAATAAACTGCTCACCGTCAAAATGAACAAACTTTTTAGAGTTTAACATCCCGTCTGTTTGTATTAACCCTCCTTCATCAAAGATATCACTTGATGTAATTTTTTCTCCTCGTTCTATTTTAGTTATAACATCAGCTTGTGACTTAGTTAATTTACCTAAACCAAACCAAAAGTTTCTAAATGCTTTAGTAGTTAAATAAACCTGTGCATCTGCTCTTTCAATACCTTGACCAGTAAACCAAGAGTTTAAAATAGGATCATCAAATGTTAACACTGATATGTTTTCAGTCATGGTATCAACACCTAAATTGGTATCAACCATATTAGTATATACATTATCAAATGCTGCATTCTGACCCTTAGCTCTTTTAATCTTATCAACAGAGTCTTTAAGTATTAATGCTTGATCACCAAGAAGAAGTTCATTTATAGATTTTGTATTTATATAATCATTGAAAAATATCTGTCTTAAGTTATAATCTAAATCTTTTCTTAAGTTTAGTTTTTCTGCAGCAGCTACAGCATTTGCTCTATCTACACCAGTTCTGTCTTGAACTATACCAGATTTTATTTCATTAGATATTTTATTATCTATTTTAAGAGTATCATATAAAGACTTAAATCTTTTATACTTAATTTCTAAATTGTTTCTTAACTGATCTTTAAATTGTTTTTCTGATAATTCATTATTTTTTAATGCTTCTTTAAAAGTAAGATGCTTTTCAAGAGTTTCTCCAACTTTTTGTTGAGCAGAAACCTCTAAAGATTTCCTTAACTCTTCAGAAATTAGATCTGAATTATTTACAAAACTAAGTTTTCTATCATCATATCCTTTGTATGAATCTTTTGTTCTGTTTTCACCCTGTTCTCTAACAATTCTATCATACTCATTTTTTACAAAATCAAATGATGCATCTATTATGGTGTCTGTTATATCTGCATTTTTACCAGATACTGCAATTGTAACTGGTAGTGTTGTCATATCATTAGTATTAGATGACTCTAGAATTCTTATCTGAATAGGAGAGGTGGCTATTTGTTCAACTAAACCAGTTTCTTGATTTACTACAACAGACTTTTTAAGCTTATTTGTTTTTGGATTAAAGTCTAATGTATAGTTGTTAATTAAATTTGCCATAAACTGACCGGCTGTAAAGCTTCCATACTCTGTTGTATTCAACACTCCACTGATATATTGATCATAATCAACATCTCTATCTAATGTTTTAACTTCTGCAACACCAGATACTCTTTGTACTGATAGCATATTAGCATCAGACATTGCTTTAAACTTATCATTATTTAAAAGATAATTATTTGATAAGTATTCTTTTTCTGATAACTCTTGTAATTTTGCCGGATAATTTAATTCCTTTATTCTTTTCAAATGATATGTAGGCTTCTGATGAGCATTCACTAAATCACCATTTACATTTTTAAATACGGATAAACCAATACTCTCATCAAATATGGCATTGTTAACTGCCATGGACTTTAGTCTACCTGCTGCACCTTTCTCATCACTATATAGTTCATGAGCTGTCTCTTTGCTTTTTATAATCTCAGATATAAAATAAAGTTGCTCAGCTGTAATTGGTTCTGCATTTGTGTTTAATGATAAAAGTAATTCTTGATCAGGATGTTTTTCATTTGTACCATTAGACTTTAGTATGCTAAATTTTATATATTGTGGTGATAAACTTATACCTGTATTATCAAATATTTGTTTAGCTGCATTTTTACTTGAGTCATCTAATTTCTGGTCATTAAACTTTTTACCACTTAATAATACTTGTCTAAGACTACTTACTGATTTTACTGCAGAGTTTCTTTCTTTTGGTTTTATCTTCCACTCTTGTAATAATGAAGTGTAAGCTTGACTCCATAAAGACAACTGTGTATTTGCATCATCTCTTTCTGCAGCAGAGAAAGTAATTAAACTTCCGTTATTGTCTGTCTTTTGAAATAACCATTCAACTTTAAAATTGCTAAATGCTTTAAGCTGATTAAACAAAATACTATTCTTAATCTTGGTAGGTAACACCATATCTGATACTGACTCACCCATAGTTATACCTAAGTCAGTAAATATCTTGTTAACTGCTGCTTTTGTATCTGGATTTGACGTAGAAAATAAAGCTAAAGACTGAACAATTTCCATGGGTTCAGTTCTACCCTCCATAGCTTTCATAATACCGTTGTAAGTATTATATACATTTATAGGTACAATCAACTTTTCTTCTCTATTATCTTTTCTTGTTATAGTTGTGTTACCAAATATATCTGACTCAGCTCTTGTTATTGTAGCTAAATACTTTCTAAAGTAAGATGATAATGAGCTAAAGCTTCCATTAAGGTATGCTTCTTTACCATACTGAGTTACATTTCTTAGACCTTGATCTTGTTCAAGGCTATCTGCTTCCTCAACCTCTTCTGCTTTTTGGAAGTCTATTGTATCCAAAACATCAAAAGCAGCTTTATAATAAGGTGACTCAGTTAGGTCTTCATAACTATTAGAGTATATAAAAGAATCTGTAATTTTTTGTAACAGTTTAGATCTTTCACCATCATTCATATTGCTTTGATTAGATGGATTGTCAACACTATACAACCACTCAAAGTCATCTAATATTTCTGACATTCTATCTTCTCTAGAGACTTTAGGGTCTTGTTGCTGTCTCTCTACAAATGTAGCCGCCATAGTTAAAACTATATTATTAGCTACACTACTATCCAAAAACAGTTGTCCTTTACTTGTTCCTACTTGTACTTGCTCATATGGAATAACAGCATTTGCTATTACTATCTCATTGCTATAGTTATCTGTAAATTCATTTGATACTGATTCAGCCTGTGCGTATCTACCAGAGTCTATATTTTCATATAAACTTTGCAATTGAGTTTTAGTATACTTAGAGAATATACCTTTTATCCAATCAAGAAGTTTTGTAAACCATGACTTAACAACAGAATCTGTATTTGTATCTCTTGGGTTTAATTTAAATTTATTAAACTCATCCGCCATATATTCTTCATAGAAAAGATTTTGTAATTCTTTTAGACTTAGATTATCATATTGCTCAGATGTATTTTTAAATTTCTGTAATTCTTTAGTAAATGATTTATTTTCTTTTCTTAGCTTAGATCTTACTTCTTTTCTAGCAATTGCTCTTAACTTAACTTGTTCTTCTGGTGTTAATAACAATCTGTATACTGCGTGAAATGCCTCATGGTATTTAAATGGGTTACTTGCACCAGTATATATTGTTCCACCTATTTTAAGATTTCCTGCCAATGCATTCATGTTCAATGCAAAGCCACCTACTCTTACACCACCTTTTAAAAGATTACTTCCTAATACATTTATATCAGCAAGAGTAATAGAATCAGGTAAGTTATTTTGTGCCCATACAGTGAAGTCATTTAAAGATTTTACATCCTCTGCTGTAAAATTTGTAACTACTTTATTTGAAATCAGCTTATCTCTAGCTTGTTTAAGTTTTTGATATACCGGGTCATTTCTTAATGCTTTTGTTAATCCTCTAGCACCCACTTCTTTTTTAGTGGTGTCTTCTATTTCTTTTAATTTTACATTAAGTTGATCTAATGGGCTCTGTGTTATAGATGCCAAGTCTATAGAGCCATCTGTTGACGTTGCCGTTTTTTCTTCCCCAACAGGAATAGGGTTTCCTTCTGCATCAGTGAATGCCAGTGTTTCAGTAAAGACTGCGTTTGTAGTAATCTTATCTCCTAGATTGAGTATTTTATTAGTGTTATCTTCTGCAGATAAATTTACATCTTTATCAAAGCTTGCTTGATTAGCAGCACTTGTAGTTTCAAAATTTAATTTAGAGTTACGTCTGACTCTAGGACTAAGCTTTGTACCAAGGGATTCTAATGTAGTTTGTACATCAGCGTTTAATGATAATGATGTTGTAAATTGATTCAAAGAAATATTTACAGTATCATAACCAGCAACATCTAAGTCAGCATTAATCTTTTTCAATAAGTCATTCAGTTGCTTCAAAGGATCTGATGAAGCTTTAATTTCTGAAAGCTCTAGATATGTAGTTGTTATTTTACTTCTATTTTTTTCTACTACTGCACGTATTTTTCCAAAGGGTGCAACATTAATAGTAACATCAAATCCAGGAACCATTGCTATCCTGATACTCTTATTATTTTCTAGATTAAATACATCAATTTCTTGACCAACAGTTTGTTGTGTCTGACCATTAATATAATTTCCTTTTTCATTAATTGAAGGCTTTATATTTTTTTCTTTATTTCCTTCCTTCAGTTCAATAACCTTATCCATCATTCCAGTTACAAACTGGCTAATAATGGTTTTGTCTTGACCAATAGTCTTAGCAGTTGCTAATGTATAAACTCCATTAGGTTGTTTAATAACATACTGATATCTTTCAGTATAACCTAAAGTGTTAGGACCTAGCATTTTACTCCACAAGCCATTTTGTAAACCTTCCTTAGCTTCTTTTTCTAATACTTTAAGTTCATCATCTATTAGATTACTTATTACTTCTGGTTCACCAACGGATTCTCCATTCTTATCTCTAGTAATATCATAAATAAGAATACCACCTTTTCCATCTGAAGAAAGACCTGCTTTATAAAAGTCACTTAATACTGTTAATGGGTTGTCTGTATTATAATCAGGGTAACCATCTTCTCTTACAATTGAAAAACCATTCTCCTTCAAACTTTCAAAAGTAATTTCAGTTATACCTGAAGCGTATTGTTTGTTTAAGAAGTTTACTAAAACATCTTTTCTAGTTGTAGAATCAATTGCTTTTGCAAGCTCTTGTTCAATTGTTGTTTTAGATGTATCTACATTAAATATATTTTTAGCCAGATCTGTAGACATTGTAGAAGGTGTGAATTCATTTACACCCACTTTATATATATAAGAACTATTTGCAATGTTACCTATAATGCCATTATTCTTATCACTAATAGGTTGCAACCCTACGGCTTGTAATTTTTGGTTAACTTCAAGAAGAGTAAGCTCATCTTTAATTCTTATCTGTATATTATAAGGTTCCCCTTTTGTAAGTATGTATTTATTTGGTTGAGCTACACCACCATAGCTAAATTGTGTTGCTGCTTTATTAGGATTAGGTTTTACATCAATTACTAAATTATTATAAACATTATCAGTTAGGTTGTTTATAATCCAGCTTAAACGTTTTTCAGCACTTTCCTTTGATTCACCTGCGTTTTCTCTTACATAAATATTAGCAATGTTATCTGCTGTTATCTTAGCAGTACCATCAGGAACTTTATCAACAATAAGTTTTTCATCATAGTAACGCTCACTAAAATCTAATTCAGACTCTGTTATTGCTTTTTGTTTTCTGTCAGCATAAGGTTTACCATAATCTTCTGGAGTAACTAACTGAATGTTATCTCCTAAAGGTCTATTTACTGCAACTCTAAATTCTTCTCCTGTAACTTTATCATATACAAATTGACCTCTTATAAGTGTAAGGCCATCAAACTTAAACGTAGAACCATCTGAATATTCTTCTTCTAGTATAGTAAACTGATCTAAAGCTGCTCTAGCATTGTTGTAAACACCTTGACCAGATATTGCATCTAATTGTACTGCTGATAAATCTGATCCATTGTTGTTTATTATTTTATATAATTTTTGATCTTCATCAGCTACATCTATTGATATAACTCTGAAATTAACTCCATCACCACCCTTAATGGCTTTTAAATTACTTTTCTTATTGATATTCCTGTTTGTAAAAATATCATAAGATAAATCTAGCTGTTTTAATATATCTTCTATAATAGGATTTTCAATAGCTTCTCTACTATCTAGATACTCTTGGAAACCTTTTTCTTCATCTATATCTCCTGCAGATGGTATTCTTGACCTTTCAACTAAATTGCCATATTCTTCAACTGTAGTTGAATAACCTTTTGCCCATACTCTCTTTATAGCAATAAAAGCTTTTTTAATTTTAAGAGCCTCGTTTGTTGCTGACCATTGTGAAAAATCTAATGGGTCTGAGGACTTGTCATTAGCTCTGTATTTTAGATACTGCTGTTTAAGTATTTCATTTAAGATGTTTGAATCAACTTGTTCATCTACCTCAACATCTATTCCAGCTTGTTGTAGTGTTTCTTCAATATCTAATATTTCTGCATTTGCCACAGCTTCATCAGATACTTCACTCTTTCTTTCTTGTTGAACTTTTACACCAATGTAATTTTTAATTATTGCTACTGCTTTTGCTAATGACTCAGCATCTTTTATAACATTTGGATTTAAACGTCTGCCGTTTTGTATAAGCTTACCTTCATTTACTCCTTGAAGTAAATCCTCTAAACTTATTTCATCTTGTAAAAATTCTCTTGCAAAGCTTTCTTCCATTAGAATATCTACTTCAGCTAATCCATTTAATAATTTAGTTTTTTCAACACTATCTATAAATGCTTCAGTCTGTCTTTTATATATTGTCTTTCTATTTTTATATATATACTCAAGATATTCCGTGGCTCTTTCTTCTAATTGCTCTTGGACTTTTGGATTAGTTAAAAGGTCAACTGATTTACTATATGCAGAAGCATCTTCTTGTAAGGCTACATGATCAGTAATTAAAGTTAAAGCTTCTTTTATCTTACCGTAGTCTACAAAATCACTAGACTTGTCTGCTAATGCTTCAATATAGTTTTTAAATGCTGTATCTAAACCAGATGTTTTTACTTTGTTTCTAGCAAAGTAACCTTTCTTTGTTAAGTTTTTAGGATCAGTAAATATCTTAAGATACTTTTCTAATGCTTTCTTTTTCTTTTGTTTTTTTGATTTTAATTTATTCCCTTCTGTAGTATCCTCATATGCGTCTATCTCTGTTTCTAAAGTTTTGATCTCTTGTTCTATTGTATCTTTAGTGTATAGTAATCTTATATCAGTTGCTCCTTGATTGGCAATAAGTGGTTCTGTTTCTAGTCTATTTTCTATTTCAGACTGTCTTATTGCTGCATTTTTAAAAGACTCATTAGTAAACATATAAAGCAATTTTGTTTGCTCATATGCTTGAAGTTTAAAAGACTCTTTAATAAACTCCTCAGTACCTGGATCAAACTGTTTAGGATCATATTTAGTTGGAAAAATACCACCTAGATTATCAGTAACAGTTTTTCCAAAAGAATCTATTCTTTCTAATTGAGTTGATATTTTATTTCTTAATGATTTAGCACTTCTACCGCTTCCTTTAAATGCATCAACTAACTCTTTATCATTTAGTTTATTTAAATTAACAAGATTGTCTTTTAAAAATACAATAGATCCTGTATCAAATGCTTTTTTTAATGCATCAAACTCAGCAAAATTTCTATTATCAAAATACTCTTTCTTATCACCCATTGCAATATTTAAGTTCATAAGACCTTGTTGTTGTTTTTGCAAAGTCAACTTCAATTGGTTCTCACTTAATATAGCTTCTAATGGTTTTTCAGCATTCATCTGCTGATCATTAATCTTATTGATGTAATTGACAACATCGTCTACTGCTTTTTCTCTTGCAGTATTATACTCAGTATAAGGATCTGCTGCTGTCTCACCTTCTTTAACTGTACTTTTATTATAAATAGATTGGCCTTTTCTGAATATAGCAGGCATTCCCTGAAATAATACTTGTTGGTAAGGACCAGCTAAACCACCCATAAAAAATCCAGATGCAAATACTTCTGCCCCTTCTTTTGAAAATACATTACCTACAGCCTGCTGACCAAAAGCACCATAGGTAGATGGTGCACCTGCTAAAGGATCTCTTAATAAAGAACTATAATATCCAATAGTAGCAGCAGATATTGCTTCCTGAGAAACTTCTTGTACACCTTCAGCCAAATTAGCTGCTGCATACTTTAACATCTGACTACCTAATACTTTAGGAACACCTTTCCAGCCTTGAGTTTTAAATGCTAATTTTAGTTCTTGAGGTATACGTTTAAATAAATACTTTTCTGCTTTTATTGCTTTACCACCTGTTCCTCTTAAAACTCTTTGTGCTTCTTGATTTAGTTTTCTTTGCCAACCCCCAAATGCATTTTTTAATACTATTCTATTTGATGCATGTATAATTAAGAAGTTTCTCATTTGAGCTTTGAAAGCTCCTTCAGCAGCTTTTATTCTTGTATTTTTAGCTTGCTCTTCTGTAATACCTTTTCCGGCTCCATTCTTATAATTGAAATAATTTAAACCATTCATTTCAATTTGATTAAATACCATACCTGCTTCCATTTTAGACTCAGACATTGAAGCATTAACCATTCTCATATCTCTATAAAACGCACCAAATACATGTGTATTCTTTCCTATGTTAAGTAAATTCTTTGCTGTGTTACCTGTAGTCTTCCAGTTTTTAATAGCATGAGTTAACTCTGGTGCTACAAATTTTAATCCTGCTGAAGCAACACCTCTTGATACATTATAAAAACTTCTTGCATTCTCAATATTTTTTAGTGTTTTTACTAAATCTCTTGATGCCTTTGCTGCTCTAGATACGTCAAAAAGATTACCTAGTTTTCTTAAGTTGTTTAGAGTGCCAGCCCCAAATGCAGCCCAGCTACTACCTCCGCTTGGTAGGGTACCAGCAGCTGCAGCCGCAGCCATTATAACTTCTTCAAAGGCTACTGATGCTACAATCCCTGCAGTATAACCAAAATTAAGACCTAAGTTTCCTGCTTTACCAATAAAAGAACCATCAGTACTACCTCCTATTCTCATTGCATCTTCCATTTCATATGCGGAAGTTAAATCTGGAGAACTCAAATAATCATCACCATCAAAGAAATCCGCAATTGATCTGTAACTTGATACAAATCCTGTACCAGCAAGATGTTGAAACTGCTCCCATCCTCTTTGCCATCCATCATAAGCTGTCATGTTTTGATTATAGACATCATCCATATCTGCATATGGTGTAAAGCCTATATCACCAAAAGCTTCTGACTGATACTGTCTATCAAAATTTAAAGATCTAACATTTTCAAATATAGGTTTCCCTAAAGCACCCTCTTCCTTTACCATAGGAGATCCGATTGATTTTATCAGGCTATCCATTTGAGACTCATAAGTATCAGTATTCTGATTTGGTAGAGTTGAGAATGTAGGAGAAGGTAGGTCACTATTAATATTACCCATATTAATAGGTCCAAATTTATCTATATCAGTTTGATAAGCAGATATCATATTTTTATACTCATCACTGACAGCTGTTGGATCATCATCCATTATATCAGTAATAGATACATAAGGCTTAGATGAATCAATAGGATTCAAAGCTGTAGTATCTGCTAGTATTTGATCTGTTAAGTTATTCCCTGAACTAGGTAAATTTTTGTTTACTTCTTCCATGTTGATTTACTTATTCGTTTGTTTTGCTATTAATTTTAGCAAAGTCTAATGCTTGTTGATATTGGCGTTCATATTCTGCTTCTGACAAACCTGGGTTGTTAGTCTTAAATCCTTCTATCCATTTTACTTTAGAAAGATCTTTAGCTCTCATATCATACATTTTAAGATTATTGTTAGTATTGGTTAACTCAAGCACTTGTTTAATATTATTATATTTTTCATTAAGACCTACAGTATAATTCTCTCCTGGATCATAAATAATATTTTGAACAATTTGTTTAGTTTTATATTGCTTTGCTGAATTATTAGATGTAGGGTCATAGGTATTAACATTCATTGTTACTTGAATCTTACCGGGAACAATCTCTTTAAATATAACATTACCCGGAGAAAATATTTGACCTGGTATTGAATACTTAAATGTTCCGTTTTCACTTAAATCTAATCTTTTTTTAATGTTTGAACCCTCAGCACTTTTTGCATAGCTGCCCGGACTAATATCTTTATCTCTTGGAAATAAAAACACAAACCCTTCTTTATTCATTGTTTTTGCTATTGTATACTGAGCAGCATTAAGAGGAGAAGCACCACCATCAGGGTCTAAAGCTTCTATAAATTTTTGGTCTATTTCAGATATTTTATATCCTGCCATAGGAGTTGAAATTTTTTTACCTTCATCATCAAATCTATCTGGACCAATATTTTGAAAGTATTCTATTTTATATTTTGAATCTACATCTCCTCCTTTTAGTACTAATTCATTAAATAAAATTCTTCCTGCTATAGCTTCATCACTAGTTACATCTGGAGCTAAAATATTAATATCAGTTATATCTTCTATTGTATTTGGCAATTCCATAATTACCCCACCTATTTGAGTTGGATCTGCATAAGTTTGTCTAAACTGATTGATCATTGTATTTGTTACTCTTTCTGCATCAGAATTTGGTAAAGGGGTGCCATTGGTATAAACGCTTTCTGTTTGTGTAAAACCCATGTTAGTTCCAGGAAGACCTAATACTTGTCTTTGTATTTGCAAATATGTTTTATAGTCTTGAGACCCAAAATTTTTCTGCATCTGTGTGACAAGCTTATCATATATATACGCAGACTTACCTTTAATAGCATCTTCATCTGGTTTATTCACCATCACTGGAACAGCCATTGCTCCTGTCGAAGCCTTCACAGGAAGTAATTGCATTTGTGTGTCATACCAATCTGGATTACTATCCCCATCACTTGTTTGACCAAAGCCTTCTCCATCAAAGTTTTCTATTTCCCCGTTAAGAGCCATATCTCTGAATTTTTTCATGTACTCATTTCTAGGCATGACTCTCTTAATACCATTATCAATTACATATGGTGTTGGATAGTTTAATTCAGTAATCATTTTTTTAAAATCCTTATCCGTTTCTTGAATGGCTGCTGATGCTGCTGTAGCATTATTATAAAATGCTTCACCATTTTTTACAACCATTTGATTAAAAAGCTTTTCATCCTCAAAGTATCCTTGTTGAGATGGATTTGTAGGATCAGATTTATAAAGTTTATTTTGAATTAGTCTGTAATCAGTTTGATTATCATCATCTGTATTTCTAACTCCATCATCTCCTATTAACCAGTTCGGATGTTCTTGATATACATTCTCTTCATTGTCTGGTGAAAAATAATCAGTCATTTCTGTGAATATTCTGTCTATAGCAGCATAGTTTTGTAACTTGTCTGAATCTTCTTCTTGCTGAGTCTTTGGGTTATAAACTTTTTGTTTAGTAGCTAAAAATTCTTTAAGTCTTTTAGAATTCATTTGCTCCATAACAGGCTCATCTACTGTTCCTGTATTAATAGTATAAGTTTCAGCGCCAGGATATCTTGCAGCAAACATATCTACAATAAGATCATTCTTGCGTGACATCATCTGCTTTTGCTTAGTAGCTATTGCATTTTCATTTTCATTTATATAATTATCTTTTATTATTTCACCATCATCATCAAGTTGAAATATAGAGGAAGTTGTATTACCATATGTAGTTGTTGATCTAGATCTATTTCTTTCTGTTTTACTACTGTTATCACCCTTATTGGCTTTTTCAATTGCACCTTTTAATTGTTCTAAAGCTACATCTTCTTCATACTGTTGTTGACTTAATTTAAATGACTCTTCATAGTCTTGTTTAGATTGTTCACTGTCAAAGTAAGCTCTTGTTTTAATTTCATTTAATGTATATCGGTGTTTTAGCTCATCTTGCTTTAATTGATTTACTTCTAATTCAGTACTAGAGTCTAAATATGAATACTGGCGTGCAGCTTCCATAGTATCTTGCATCATATATTGTTGGCCTAGCATTGCGTATGCCTTACTCAGTGATGCGGTATTATCAACATCATTCATTGCTAAAAACTCTGATCCTTGTAACTTTCTGTCTAAGTCTGCTTGTAATTGTTCTACTGCTGATTTATTATTTTCAAGTATAGTTTTTTCTGCAGGTAATAAACCTGAACCTCCTCTTACAGATTCCCAAGTAACCGTGGCATTTCGTCTTTTGTCTATATCTTTTTTTAGATCCTCTTGTTGGTTAAAGTTAATCTCTTCTAATACTTTAAGTTGTTCACTAGCCCAAAGTTGTAAGCCTTCTTGTTTTGATTGAACACCTCCTGCTTCTAATGCATTATTAGCAAATCTCATGCTTTCTACATATGTTCTTGTATCATACCATTGTCTTACTCTAGGATCATCTAGTAGATCTGTCATAATCATATTCCTTGCTAGACCTTCTATAAGTTTACCATTCTTATCAGTGATTAAAAAATTACCAGCACCTTTTCCATCTTTATCTCCAAAACTTGGATACTCAACCGTCATTGTGAGACCCTTCTCTTTTAAATAATCTTTAGCTGTTCTTACTAAATCAGCATCTTCAACAAACTTAGGTAAAGCCATACCTAAAGTTGCAGCTCTATCTGCCTCTTGAAACTCTTGCATTCTAAATTGCATTGCTTCCATAGCAATAGGGTTAAACTTTTGACGTACTTCAAAGTCTGCACTATTAGCCAGTTGGCTAGCATATCTTAATTGATCTTTATAAGTAGAAGTATATACTATATCTTTTACAACACGCTCATCTTCAAAAAAAGGAGCAAACACCCCTTTAGCTGCATTTACGTTTTGTTGTATGGAAAAATCTAATCCAGATATCTTTTGTAATTTTGGAGTTAGATCTTCTATAAACTGTTTTTGAAACTGTCTATTTTCTTCTTGACTTAAATCAGAATACATTCTGCTATATGTATCATTAGCAGCCTCCCAACCAGATAAATATTTACTTTCTCTTGCATCCAATGTTGCAGAGAGAAACTTATAATCAGGTGTAAATGATTTAATCTCTGGGTAAAAATTCTTTTCTCCTTTTAAAAATGTAGCCATAATTCAAATTTACTATAATTTATAAGGTTTACCTATCAAAATAAATAAACCTTTAATGTTTATATCCCCATCTTACCTGTATAGAAAGGGTTTGCAAAACGTTTCATGCTACCACCTTTCTTACCAACTGTTGTATTTGGTACTGTAACTGAAGGAATATTAAAATCATTATTATCTTCTTCAGATGAAGGATTTCTTCTTTCTGTTTTTTTACCTGTTAAAGGTGTGCCATCTAAGAAATATTGATTCATTTTCATCCTCTCATCTACTGTAGCATTGGGATAAAGTTCAGATGTTTTTTTATCAATCTCTATCAGTCTATCTTGTCTTATCTGCCAATCCTCACGGTCATCCTTATTTGCTACAAGAGGTTTATCTGCTTTTTTAACTTGCATACCACCAATGCTTGGATCTATTTCCATGTAGTCTTTAAGCATATTTAAATTATATGTATTTGCTCTATTTGTAATAGCATCATTATATAATTTATTAGATTCCTTTTTATCCCAGTTTTCAAAATCAACAAATCTTTGCAATGCTCTTACACTGCCATCATACTCTGCATCTTGTTGTTTAGCATTAAAAACTCCTGTTCTTAAATTAAGATCAGCTTGCGTTCTTGCAGCATTATTCATAATGCCTACATTATTAGTATTAGTACCAGCAATTGCTTTTACTGCTTCTTCTGCACCTTTACCAAATGCATTTGTACCAGCTACACTACCTTTACCATATCCTCTAAGGTTTTTCATATATTGACCAGTATTTGCATTTATTGCATTTACTTTCGCAGTCCAATCATCAAGAACATAGTTTATTCTTTCTTGTGGTAGTTTAGTCACATTAGGCATAAACAACGGATTCTCTAATGAGTTTTGTGTTGCTATATTATTTAGGTCTTGCCACCACCAATCAGGCATTGGTTGTTTTTCTGTTATTATGTCTCCACTACTTGCTGGTGTTCTTTCATCTTCAACACTAGCATTTAATATATTTGGTTTCTGTACACGTACATATGTTCTACCTTTATTAAAAGTATCAAAGCCTAATTTGCCATCTACACATGTTCCTGGTCTATCTCCACTACATGGGAATAATATTCTAGGTTTACTTTTTGCATCTTTTCCAAATATCTCATAATGGTTTTTATTTTCTATTTCTTGCATTAAAGTCTGTGCCTGAATCCAATGTGCTTTATATTTTCTAGCTTGATCATTTACAGGTTTACCATTCTTCCATAAACCTGACTTCATTTGATAATTAAATTCAGGCATCATAGTTTTTAGATCATCACCATAACGTAAATTAAAATCAGCTTCGGCTTCAGGAGTTGTAAAGTCACCACCAAAAGAATTAGACTCTTCTCCCATCCAACCTTGAGACATAGGCCTATCCTGATTGGAATACATTCCTTTTCTTATTCTAACATTATTATCATTTGATCCTTCATATACAGAATTTAAAGATGCATCTTCATCACTAATAACACTTACACTACCTGATCCTTTTGTTTCTAGTTGTTTCTGTTCATTCTGAACAAAATTTTCAAACTTGTTAGCAGGTAAAACTTCTATAGCTTCATAGTTTGTAACACCTTGTGTTTCATCTCTAGTGGCAACAATTTTATAACCATTATTTATAGCATCTTCAAACTCTTGCCATTGAGGATGTGTTTTTGGTAAAGGGTTTTCATCAATAGCTTTTGCTGTTGAAGTAGTAACACCAGTACCTGAATCATCTATAGCACCATCTTCAACATCAGTTTTAGCTTCTGTATCTGGTTGAACTGTTGGCTGAACTGTTTCTTGCTCTTCAAATTCTATATCTTCAGTTCTATATACTTCTGGAATATTACCTGTTCCCTTAACGGTCATTGCTAATTGCATAGCAGCTGATTTACTTAGAGGAGGGGTACCATCATCAAATACCCAAACCTTACCATCAAAAGTAGGATCTTTAACACCTTTAGGCCATTCTTGACCTTTACGCTTAGCATATTCAGAAGCTTTTTCTCCACCTTTTTGAAACTCTGCAGCTGGAGCTTGACCCATTTCTTCTGGTGTTGGTTGGATCTGACTATTAGGATCTACCATCTGTGGATCAACAACTTCTTGTTGCTGTGGTTGTCCATCTATGTTTTCCATCATAGCTTGCATCTGCAACATTTTTTGCTGTTGCTCTGGTGGTAGTGATGCTAATAATTCTAACTCTTGTTTTTGTCTTGTTGATTCTTCTACTGTAGCGGCAAACTCAATTGGGTCAATACCTTTTTCTACTAAGTATGGGTATGATGCTAAAGGCACTCCATCTTCAAAATTCTTTTTGACTTCTTGACCAAAGGCTAGCTTTGACAAGTTACTCATATTTTTCTTAAGCATTAATTCAGCACTTGTAGTTGATATATTATCAGCATACTGATCATTAATAACTCCGTAAAAAGGATTGAGTTGATATCTTTTAGATACTTGTGCTGGTGTTATTTTTTTTCTGCTTTCTATACCAAACTCAGCAAGCTCATTTCTGTCCATTTTTAATCCTGCAGTATCAGAATAAATAAAAGACTGCTCAGGCAAATACATTGGTACACCTCCGCTTGAGTGTCTTGGTCCAGTAATACTGTATAAACCAAATTGACCATCACCACTTAAATCTGTTAGTACAGTCTCCCCGCCTTCAGCTTCAATGTTTGCTTCATCCCTAGGTACACTAGATAAACTATATCTAACTGAATCATCTAAATCATTGTTAAAGTTTGTTTGTCCATAGTATTCTTGTGGTGTTGTAATTAAACCATAGTCTGCTTGATCGCCAGTTACCATTCCACCATCTCTCTTTAAAGCTTTTTTCTTTACTTTGCCATCAACTATATGGAAGCCTTTAGGTAATTTGTTTATTCTAACTTTTGCCATAATTATAATATTTCTATGTCAGCACCTGCTGCTATTAGTGCAGCTAGTGTATCATTATCAACTTCTATTTCGCCACCACCTTGCATTTCATCTTTATGAAGGTAACCTAATTTTTTCATTCTTTCATGATCAGCTGGTTCATTAGCTTTATATCCTTTACCTGATTCTGGATCAAACATCATGTGTACTTTAAATTCACCGCCCTTTTTTGCAGTTCCGGTTGCTCCACCAAACTGTGTAGGAGACCCTTGAAAGTTCATATAATAACCAGTTGTTCTTTCTGCTTCTCCTTGTAAACGTCCATCATTTAAACCATAATAACCTTCACTCATAGGATCAGACATCTTAGTATCATAAGTAAAATCAGCACCACCCATCAACTCAAGCTTATCATATTGTCTTTTAAAATCACGCTCTGCTATCCTTCTATTATAGAAACCAGCTCCTTTAACAGCAAGACTTGACATTGCTGTAGCAGCATTGTATAATGGACTGTCTGCAATAGCATCTAATGTCCCACTTAAAGGATTTGACACACTAGCTTTTGGTAAAGTTATATCATTAAATTTATCATCTGCAGTTCTAACAGGTGGTTGAGCAGGTTGTTGAGCAGGTTGTGTTGGAGCATTGCTTGATTTTCTTGAAGGTGTAGTATTCATTAAATCCTCCATATAGTTTGTTTGACCAGAATTTTTCATCATATCCTGTAGACTATCTGTATAAGGATTAAAGTCTGATCCACCCATATCATACTCAGCTCCATCTTGACCATACATCCAGTCAGGAAGATTGTATTGTGCTTTTGGTAAAGACTGCTCACCACCTCTAGCTTTTTTTGCTGCAGCTCTATATAGGTCTTGCATAGTAGCAATTTCTTCAGGTGTTTTACCAACTGTTGTTTGACCTAGCTCTCTATTGTATTCCTCAAACGTTTGACCATTAATCATTTTGTTTACAGTAGTACCTAAAATACCTGCTTTTTCTGTATTAGAATTTGCAACATTTTTATCTGTTTCTGTTTGCCATTCATTAAATTGAGTTTGTGCCCAATCTTTAATTTTCATTTGATTCTCTGGTTCAAATACACCTTCTGTATTTACATCGTACTTATAATAAGATGGTAGCTTATTAGACCATTCTTCTTGTCTATCATTATATCCTGAAAATGCACTTTTTGCATCTGCAAACATACTTACACCTGTTTGTATTGTATCTAAAAATATATTTGTTTTAGGTGGTGGCATTAAAGGAGCTAAACCTAAAGTAGGATCAACACCACTGTAATACTCAACAGCTCTATTAATATTCTTATCTAAATATTTATTATCAATATCTTTTTCATCAGGTAGATAAACACCATTTACATATTGATTTTCTCCACCAACTGCAAAATTTCTAGGTTCTCCGCCTGTTGGGAAATATTCAGAATTGATACCTGAATTGTTTAGCATATCTATAATACCTTTTCTTTTATCTGCTTGATTCAAATAATCTACATCTATCATATTAGATTTTACATCTGTAGGTATATCTTTTCTTTTTAAGAATTCATCAAGAAGACTACTTCTACCTTGTTCATTTCCTAAAAGATCTTCTGTCAAATTCCCTCTTCTGCTTTCTATTAATCTTTCAATGACATCTGTTGGTATGTCATCTCTATCTATCATATGTTTTATGTCAAGATCTTCAAATTCAGCAATCTCATCAAAGTAATCTTGTCTTTTCATGTTATCAAGAAACTCACGTGCTTCTGATTTTGCTGCTGCTGATTCAGCTGATTCTGCTGCTCTTGCTGCTTTATCTTGTTTAAATAAATCAAGAAAGTCCTCTATCTCTTTTCTCTCAACAGCATCCATATCTATATCTACATCATCCAAACTTTGCTTCATTGCATCAAGCATGTTGAAGTCATCAGGTAGTTCTTTTCCTGCAGACTTAAATTGATTTACTACATCTTCAGTTTTATTAATAAGACCAGGTAGAATTTTTTTACCACCTTTTTTAGCACCTTTCTGTAATAAATTTTTTACAACACCTGCACCAAAATATGTAGTAGGATCTAATAGCATATCTGTTGCCATTGCTCCCCAAAAATTATCTACACCTAATGATTTAGATACACCCTCTTGAGACGGGTCATCATCTAATATAGTAGTGTTACGTATATCTGGTATAATATTACCCCAATCAAATGTACCATCTCCTTTGTCAAAAACTCCTTGTACACCTTCTCTTATAAAGTTAGCAGGTATACCTAATATCTGTAATGCATCATCAGCCATATATAAAGGATTGATTTGATACAACGCATTATCTGTTAATTTTTTTAAAAATGATCTATTATCTGCTTTTACAGTAACTTCATCTAGTTCTTGCATTTCAATGTCACCATCTTTATTTTGCCAGTAATCATCAATTGTTTCTGTACCATACTGTGCCGTTGGCATCATCATCTGCTCTTCAGGAGATTCTTGCTGATTTTGAGTTTGTAAACTTTCATTCCTTGCAAGTAATTGAGGATTGTTGGTTACTTGCTCAGGCTGTGAAGGTTGATTAGATTCTTCAATGGATTCAAATAAAGCTATTATTTGTTCTTCTTTCATTCCTGCAACCATCAATGCTTGCGCAATCATCTGAGAATCAACTTGATTTTCTAGCAGACCTGAAATAACATCTTTAGGATCTTGACCTTCTTGAACTGATTGACTTATGACTTTAGTTATTTCCATAACCTTTGGATCAACCTGTGGTTGCTGCGTTTGCTGCTGCATCCCAGGTTGCTCAGGTATCATCTGTCCTCCTTGTTGTTTTAAACTTTTTTTGTTTACTTTCAAACCCATAATATTATATTATTAATATACAAATAATTACTTAGAATCACTAATTTTAAAGGTTTAAGAACGCTTAGAAATCTCAGTCATTATATAATTTGCAGGAGTCATACCTAATGCTTTAGCCTCTGCATAATTGATTCTATTTAATTTATCATAATTTTTTTTATCTTCATTTGATCCAACAAAACCACCATTTACATATGTCTTATATCTACTATACGGATCATTCTCACCACCAGATTTTAGTTTTGGTTTAATGTATGCATTATAATTTCCCATAAATCTTTCTTTATGATCAGCATCTGTTTTGTTATAAAACTTCATGTAATAGTCATACATTGCATTTGGATCTTGTGAGCTTGGTAAACTCTCAGGAGATCTGGCATATTGCATTCTAGCAGCAGCCATACCTGCTAATTCATCTCCTGCTTTTAATACACTGTTCATATTTGTAGGATCTAAACCCATTGAACTTAACCAATCAAACATCTTTTTTTGTTGAGCTGTATATCTGTTGTTTTCACCTCTAGGATCAAATAAATCATTATAAGCTGCATCATCTATAGACATTGGACCCCTTGTATAATTTCTACCATATGCATCAGAATTTCCACCAAAAGAATTTTCCATAGCAGCAGTCATTAATAATAATGCTTCTAGATTTGAATCATTATCTGAATTAGCAACTACTGTATTTAATGCAGCATTTAATTTTTCTCTTCTTTGTTTAGACTTATCGTCAATATCAAAATATGGATCATACCCAGTTGTTCCTCCTGTTTGTTTATATATATTAGGGTTAGTCATATCAAACATACCATTATTACCTATAGAAGATTTTAATTGTTTATTAGTTGGAAAAACAATTTCCCAAGCATCTTGAATTGGCCTAATATTAGATACACCTCTTGATTGATTTTTTATTGCAACATCATAATCTAAAAGTTGTTCAATTTTTGGAGTTCCTTTTCTATGAAAATTAAAAAGATCTGTAGGTAAATTTTTGTCAATTAATTCTCCAACTTTACCAAATCCTATATCTCCTCCAGAGTTATCTATTAATTGTTTTGACGTTATAGGATTATTTCCCCTTCCATAAAATTCATAAAGAGTAGGCTCAATTTCCCCATCATGAAATCTTGTACCAGATACTGTATAACTCTCTGCGTTTACTTTACTAGGTGTTGTATATATTCCGGATCCAGAAAAACCTGAGTCACCTAATTGAAACATTGACTCATCAAAAGCATCAAACTTTTTAGGTGATCCATGGTAAAGCACCATAGGTGAACCATCTGGATTTAATAATTTAGTTTCACCAAAAGCTGCTTTATAATTACTACTTTGTTGTTGTACCCATTGCTCAGGTGTACCTGTAAACTTAGATCCATCTGGATTTTTCATCCAAGTACCTTTTGCTTTACCAACCTTTTCAATTGTGACATACTCTTGCATAAGAGCTGTATTGTCTGGTATTTCTTTATTCCATTTAGCCCAATCTATTTCAGATGCAAATTCATCAGCACCTCTAAAATAATTTCTTATAGTTGGAATAACTTCATCAGAGTATTTAGCCAAATTTTTTAATACAGCTTTAGCAATACCTCTTTGAGCTTTTGGTAAATCACCACCATGTTTCAATTTACTTTTTAGTATTTGTTCAGACATATCCCATCCTTGTTCTGCTGCTATTCTATCTAAGTTACCAGCTATGTCTCTAAATGATTGACTATCATACCAATTTTTAAATCCACTATCTTTAATAAACCAATTTTCAACTTGTCCATGTCCTGGAAAATCTAATATAGTTGCATGACCTGCATAGGGTTGCCAAAGACCTTCTGTACCTTTACCTGCTAAGTCAGTAGATTTGTAAAACAGTTGACTCTTACCATTTGGTAATGGGACATTAACAATAGATCTACCACCTTGATTACCTAAATACTGTACGTTCTCACCTACTAAATCTTCTATCTTATATCCCATATCATCAGCATACTTTCCTTGTGCTTTAAGCATATCTAAAGCATTTTGGACAGTACCATCATCCATCTTTATAGAACCATAATGTGTAGGAGATTCTAACTTTCTAATAGGAAGCATTTCATAAAGACCTTTCTTACTAGTGTTACTAACAGCTTTAACTACATTATCTGAATTTTTTGCTACATTATCTATTTTTCCAAAAATACTTGGTGCCCATTCTTTTGCTTTTTTTAATAATGCTGTTACTATACTTTTACCTTTTTGAGCAGTTGGTAATTCTTTTCCATATCTTGCATTTAATACATCAAAGCTTTTTTCCGGAGTTTTACTGTCTGATATAGTATTAAACATTTCTAGTATCTGATCATCCGTATAAATTTCCTGTAGTTGTTTATACTGTCCACTTTTTTTCATTATCTCAATCATCTCAGGAGTTACCTTTGAATCAAATATACTAGGTAAGTTTTTGTCTATGTTTCTTTCACTACTTCTACCAAAGTCTTCATCCTCTTCATAAAAATATCTTGTAGCATTTATTCTTGATCTTGTTTCTGTATCTCTATTTAAGTATCTGGCACGGTTAATTCTTTCTTGAATAACTTCCTTATCATTAGGTGTTAATCCTTCAGACTTTAATAATTCATTAAGTTCTTTTTCATCTTCCTTTAAACGTTTTATTCCTTGTTTACCATATTTTTTAATTAGTCTACGGTCAGATAAAGGTATATTACTTGCCTTAAAATAACCCTTGTTATCAGGATTACCATCATCAGTAAAATGTGATAATTCATGAACAAGAACACTATCGTAACCATTACCTATTACATACTCTTCCATTGCTGAAGGGTTCATTGTTACTTGTCCATTAATATACTGTCCCAGAAATCCATCAACTTCTTTATCAACTATATTTACATCATCAAAATTGCTTCTTGCAAGCTTAACTTTATTTTTAAATTCCTCTGAACTAGAACTAGCATTTAACATTTGATTATGCATTGGTGAATTTGCCCAGTTAGTCATGAATTCAATTTGCTTTGTTGGAGTAGAAGTGCTTCCAGCATCTTGGAATGATGGGAGGTATTTTCCTAATTCCATTACATCTTGAGTTGTTGGTAAATATTCTTTTAATTTTTTGTATAAATTTGAGGGAATATCAGTAACACTTTTAATATCACCATATTTAATGTTTAAGGCATCTATTGGGTTAAGAAAATTTTCCATTACTTTTTTAGATAGACTAGTCTCATCTTTAGGATTAAATACTCCCACAACACTTGGTTTACCCTTTTCTCCATCACTCGCTAATCCTCTAACTTTAGAGTAAAAAGTATTTTTTTCTGGAGTAGAAGAAAAATCATAAGAGTCATATATAGTTATGTCTCCTGTATTGGGATCTTGCTCATAACTAACTCTACCAAACGTTGTAGCTGCTGCTAGCTCTGGTGATAGGAGACTGCCTGCAAGCATATCTATAGAAGACATATCAAGACTGTTAAGATCTTTTTCAATTTCAGGACCATAATCTATATATTGTGTACCTCCTTTTGTTTGCCCTGTTCTTTTAATTGCATTTAAAACACTTCTTTTAAGTTGCTCATTTGCATGATAAGTTGAATCTTCAAAACTATATTTATCATAACCTGTTAATTTATTAAAAATAAGCTGACTTGCATTTTGTGGCAAAGGTGTCACTGCTCTTACAAGATTAGGTGGACTAACCAAACTTGCTAATGGCATCAATGTTTGGGCTGGACTATTATAGCTTATATTAGATGCAACACCACCACGTTGTTTTTCTTTTAATACATCTGTTCCATCTTTATAATTTTCTGCAAACCATTGGGCTATCTCATCAGTAGGAAACTTAATTCCTTGGGATCTACCTTTTTTTCTATCAAACATTAAATTGCCATCATCTCCTTCAACAACTAAAGGGTAAACCATACTGTCTCCAGACTCCATAAAATGTGTTGAAGGATCTGTTTGTCCTTCTAAATAAAACTCTGGATTTTTTTCATAAAGTCTTTGTACCCAACGTTTATCCATATTAGCATTAAATGTAGAATCAATATATTTTTTATTTAACTCTACACCTTTTTGAGCCATAGGAAACTCATCAACATAATCTGCATTTTTAAAATAGTGTTCACTACCAGGCATCATCATTGTTCCCGGACCAACATTAGGTTGAGCCCACACTGGATATTCTACACCTTGCATAGTAATGTGATTACCTTCAATGCGTGTATTTTTTCCTGGATGATTCCATTGTCCTTTTGGATCAACAATTATTTCATTTGGTCCACCTGGTAATCCTATGCTTTTATTTTTTCTCATTATCTTTTTGATAGTAATAATTTAGTATTGTCTAATCTCAATAGCATTTTTCTATTCCCTGATTCTTGTCTTCTTAATAAAACATGATTAGAATAATGCCTAAACTTTTTATGTTGAGTAGGACTCTTAAAGTAATTTAAATTAGTTTGATTTAAAGGTCTAATATATCCATTACATTGTGTATCAAATACAGATTGTTCTGAGTTAGTAAATTCACCTCTATCATTTGTAATATCATAAAACTGATTTATTCTAAACTTGTGTTCTACTTTACTAGAAAGAACAGTTATATCATTAGGACTAACTATTGGATATGCATTTTCTGCCCATGGATCATTAAAGGGTTGCATTTCTATATTCAATAATCCTGATACCTGCTCTGTATTATAAATAATTGCTTTATCAAAATTAAATAAAAGATCTTCCCATTTGTCCCCTCCACACATATTGTATTCTGGTTCTCCTTTATAAACAAATGTTTCCAACTGATATTCTATACTTCTAATAGTATTTACTGACTGACCTGTATTTGATATCAACTCTATTTCCCACGGGAAACTTTCACCATAGTAATTAGCAAATAAATCACACCTTACGTTATGTCTCCAGAATGAACCAACTTGGTAATTAGCTTGTACAAAGTCTGCATAATAATAATTACATAAAGGTGGTGTTGGGTCAACCCAAGTTGGATCACCTATTAAACCTAGTTCAGGAAAAGTATCAGGGCAACTGCCTAGTGAAGTTGTTGTAGTACCTGTTGGCCCCGGAGGACAGTCAGGACATACAACCTGTCTACAGATAGGTGGATTTACATCAGTACATGTTCCTGTAGGATCTGTATAAAATCCGTTAGTAGCATTTGGATATACCAGTGTATAGCCTGCCGGACAATCACAACTAAATGGAATAGTACAAACTTGACCTGCTATTTGTTGTGCTGTAGCCTGTAATGATGCAGGATTACTTGCATTCATTATAAATTGATTAGGTCCGGGTGTTTGTGTGGTAGCATTATAGTATGCATTAGCTGGACCCGCACCAGCACCAACTGTTATTTGATCAATAATAGTGGCATTACCTGGACCATTTGCATTAGGCCCTACAAAGACAGACATTAATTCTTGATTGACTGGACCCCCTGCTCCAGGTATTACATTTGGACTTTGTAAAGCATTAAAACTTTGTGGAGTTAATGTAGCGTTACCTGAAGTAATTGTATTACCATCTGTCACTACAATTAAAACTTGTCTAAAGAAAGGGTCAGCACTTCTTGCTGGATAGTTAGCAGCATAAGCTGATCCGGCTTTATTATTAAGCTGTGCTAATCCATTATTTCTTGCAAGTTGTGCATTGGTCTGCTGCTGTATACCATTTGTACCTGACCAGTTATTTTGGAACCAAGTTCTTGCTTGAGCTCCAGTAACAGCTCCTAACATAGACTGCCCTGTCCCTGTTGGATTACCTTGAGCACTATTAGTAGCCCAAGCTAAAAAACCTATTTGCATAGTGTTTGCAGTTAATGCTGCTTGTATAGAAGGATCATTTATAAAAGCTACTAACCAAGTCAATTCTGCATCTGCTAAACTGTTTGTCCCAGGATTTGGATTACCTGTACTACCAGATGCATCTATAGCAATCACAATATCTAATAAACAATTTTGTGGACCACCGGTAACAGTTGCAGGTATATCATCTACTGTTACTGTTTGTGGTTCAGTTATATTTATAATATCCTCACACAACCCAGTTGTTGAATTAAAGGTATAACCTGGAGGACATTGTGGTACATCAGTTGTTATAGTTTTTGTTGTAAAGAAATGATTTATACTTGGCAATGCAAATTCAGGATGCCAATCATGAAATGAAATCCAAGCTTTTGCTTTTGGATCATAGCTTATAGTCCATGAACAATCATCAAAATATATTGGATCCCCTATCTCAACAGCAACTACATTACCACCTAAAGTAATATCAATAGGTGTAGTTAATCTATCTGTAAATGTTGCTCTTACTACGTACTGAGATTTCATTGAATAGTCTTTTTTCATAAAATAGACTATATCATCATTTGGATCATACATGACTTGACAACCAACACCAACTACTGGATTGTCTATCCACTTTGTTGTTTCTGCCTCTGGAAATTGTTTTAAAAATTTAGATGGTAAATATTTATTAAACCACCATTTCATCCCCATGTTTGATATGGCTACCAAGCCACTACCCGGAGTATATTGAAATATTTTACCTTGAGCTTGTGATATAAAAAATAAACCTGCTGCTGTATTTATAACACCACGTTGATTTTCTAATGATCCATACTCATTTGATAAATCACTATTTACTATATTTTGTAAAGCTTGTTTAAACAATCCACCATCTCCTATTGTTATTTTAGTACCGGCATCTGTTTTTAAACTATCTACACCCTGAAATAATTGTGGTGATTGATAAGGGAAAAACATTAATGCTCCGGTCTTACTGAAAGGTTTTATAACAGATACTTTATTTTTAAAGTCCTTATAATTAGCAAATAGATACTGTCTCCAGTAATCTCTTCTATCTTCTTCTTCAGCACGTAAGGAATATATTAATCTCTTAGGATAATTGACATAACAATTTTCTGCAACGTATGGGTCATAGTCTTTTGTTTGTAGCTCTGCAAACGTACTGTTTTGGCTAATAAATTTAGATGGGCTTAAAGACTCATCATACTTATAAAAGTTATCAAATTTTTCTATTTCAGCATGAAACAAATCATCTAAATCATTGTAATCATACTTGTCATAAAATCTTCTTTCTTTTGGTTCTTCCCAATCTCTATATGGTAAGTTAATTTCTGTTTCAACATAAAAGTCATTTACCCCGTTTATGTGACTATACATATATGCACGGTTCATAGCAAATGCACTATTTAAACCATCAGAAGTAAAAAGTGATAGTAAGTTCCATCCACAAGTATCACCTCTATCTAAGTAATATAATTCATTTGGTAAAGTCTCATCAATATCATTACCACCAAACAATTCATTAAATCCAAAAGAACTTATTGTAGTGGCCATACCAGCCATATCAAACTTTCTACTGTTAAGCCAAAACCTTGGAAAGGGTACATTGTACCTTAAGTAATAATCATATGGGTATCCATCATACTGACCAATTAAAAAGTCAGTAAAGATTGGCATAATAGATTTTTCGGTATAGTGAGAAATAAATACATCACCACTAAATAAAGCTTTACTTGTATATTTAAAATTAGCTGGATCTGATTGATCTACTTTTTCTACACAACCTCTTTGCTGTATTTGTTTTATACCATCAAGCTGCCCATATTGATTATCCATATTAAACTTTAATGCACCATACAATGCAGATATAGGTTTTTTAAACGGACCTTCTGGGTTTTTCAAATTGCTCTGCCAATTTGGTGTTGATGCAGAACCATTACTATTAAAGAATCCACCTAAAGCAAATCTAGATTTATCTTCTACACCATAGTTTGAAGATATATTATCTTTAGTTGAAATTGCTACAGTAGTAGGTCTAAATAAATTATTTATTTTATATTTATTTTGATCAAATGTTTGGAATGAAGAGCCTATATAATTAGCTGCTTCATTTAATGTTCTAAATGTTATGTTTAAAGGATGGGCATTAAAATCATTATAGAAACCATATGAATTATATTTTAAAACATGTTCCTGAAAAGAATTTAGGTTATATAATAAATCTATTATTTCTTGACCTCCAACTGCAATATTTTTTTGGAGTAATGCAAAACCAAAAGCTTTTTTAAATAAATTTCCCAGGTTTGATTCTGAAGTATCTAATGTTACTCCTTCTTGAGAACCACCACCCATAAGACCACCATTAGCAGTAGAACCAGTATCTGACATGTTATCTATAGCCAACTGATTTAGTCTTTCTTTTGTACTGTCTCCAAACCCGGTTAAATCTGCTACATCTTGAATGCCACCAGTAAACAAATCCATAAGACCACCTAACCAACCTCCAAGGCCACCACCACCTTGACTATTCACATAGGCATTAATAGCATCATTAGCTTTTGTATGTGCACCACCACCTTTTTGATTATTGGTATTATTATCACTACCGTTGTCTGTTCCTCCACCACTGTTGTTTGAAATATTCCAAAAATTAGTAGCAGCAGCTCCTGGTACTACAGCACTTGCACTCCCGTTTCCACCACCTCCGCCAATGTCTTTAAACTTTAAGTGCCATTCTGGGTATGCATTATTTATACCCTGAACTGGCAATGCTTTAGTATCTGGTGTACCATTAATATTTCTTAAAGCATAACCTACACCTATTAATGCACTAATTATAGCACTAATATTTCTTAGTAATTTAAACTGAGGGTGCTTTTCTGATGGTTTAAAATAACCTGATGATTCTCCGGTTATCTTACCATAGAATACTGTTTCATATGCATTTAAATATGGCTTAGTAAACATTAAGTCTGGAGAATGAAATGTAAAAACATCTTCTCTAAAACCTGATAGAGGTGGAAAATCACTAATTGCAGAACCAGAAAATGGACCACCATTATCACAACCTTTTGTTTTTCTAACTGTTGTATGAAACACATCAGGTCTTAAATCATTAAAAGGGTAATTAGGATATAAACCTTGAGCATCACCAATTAAATTTTCAGTATCTGGCAAATCATACTCACGCATGTTTTTGAACATTCCTTTAGCAAGTATAGTTCTATTCCCTAATCTAGATCCTCTGAGTAATTCATAACCTACTATATTTGTAATAGGACTACCATCATTATATACAGGTCTTTTTATATTTGAAAATTCTACACCTAATATGTATATACCTGTATCTGTACCATCTGTTAAACCTAGTACAGGGTTAATCATTTCATTAGGCATTTTATGGTGCCTAATAAATTCACCGCATAAGTCTGCACCTGGATCAAATTCATTTGACCAAGTATGTGAGCTTGAATTCCATATTTCAGGTTGCTTATCAGGATACTTTTCTGTAGATTGCCAATAAGCCATTTCTCCCCTAGCTATTATTGTTGATCCATCTTCTTGTTGTTCACTAACTAAAGCACCTACGGTACTTGTGTTATAAACTTTGAATAAAGGATCTCCTGCAGGATCTAATGTATTAGGACCAGATATTATATCTCTTTCATTTTTAATATCTCCATTTGGTAATGTATAATCCTTAGATGCTCTACCTGGTATATGATATGACGAAGATCTTTCACCTGTGTTATATATCCATCTAATAAAAAATGCATACTGCTCATCTCGCATGTATCCTAATTTATTACCTGAGTTTATATAGTAATCATTAGTTACCTCATTAATAACCCAATTGGTTTTTATATTATTTGCAATGGGTTGGTAATTAAAATCAAATTGTTCAGTTGGACCTTGTCTTATAAGATAATCATTAACAACGTACATTGCCTCTGATTTTTCATATGCTGGAGACTGTCTGAATATTTCTTGTATAGGTATAGATATAAGTGAATCATCTATATAGTCTATATTTATATGTTTTGACTCAGTGCTATAGTTACCTACAAGTTTTGTAAATATTTGCCCTTGTTGTCTTATGAGCAATACTAAATCAAAATAAAAGTAATCTTTATCTAGACCATCAATTTCTAAATCAAGTGATCCATTACTACCTCTATGTGACCATATAGTCTGAATGTTTGATATTCCTATGTAGTCTGATATAACTTGATCATTCTCAGTATAAGCTATATAAGCTTGATAAGCTCCGTTTATAATAGTACCCCCATCAGTTGCTTTAGTAAGTTTAAGACAAGGTGTATCTACTAGAGGGTGTAATCTTATTTTTTCACAATCTAAAAAAGAAGTATCCTCGTAAATAATACACGGATCACCAGGAGCTGATACTATATCTTGTATGTAAGGAACATCATCTATATTCATTGAGCGTGATGGATTGTTACCATCATCCCAATACACTTGCCAAGAGCAGTCAAAATTTTCTTTTGCTGCACCGCTAACTAAAAACTTTTTATTAAAATTTAAACATGGATCATTAACTATTGTCTCATACTTACATTCACTATCATCAAATCTTCCTATTTCTGAACTAATATTATCTGTAGAATATACAATCCACTCATCACCATATCTATGTATAGCACCTATAATAGTATAAGGTATAACACCACATTGTAAATTAGCTGGCTCATTACCAATAATACCTAGATCACCATCTGAACTATTATTTGCTGCATTAATAGCATGGTACCAAGTATCATTTTTTTCAAAAGATGGTGTTACATCTTTATTCATTCCTTTGGTAAACATATTAGTATTTACACTAGAACTACTTTGAGATGATGCTTGTGTTGCTTTAGCTTTTGATGTAGACTTCTTCTTTGCCATAACTAGTTAAATATATTTTATTAATTATATCCAGTTGTAGTAGCAGATGTACCATTACTGTTTATTACTGCTGGTCCAGATACTTGAGGATTTGCAGGAGCATAACTTAAAAACATATTATAATAATTATGATATTGAGCTCTTCTATTCATTGTCCATACTTTTCTCATCTCAGCAAAATCTGGAGTGTTAACAAAACCAAGTGCATTATTTCTTGCTGCTCTAAGCTTACCCTCAACAAAACCTATTTGTTGTGAAACGTTTTCTCCTTGCCATAGCATATTTTCTAAAATCCTTTGTTTTACTGCATACTCATAATACTCATTACAGTAAGGGTGATCTAAAACAAGTAAATCCCCATTAGCGTCTTCCATTGCTCCTTGATAACTTATATAAACCTTACCTGTCTTAAATGTAGTTATCATATAACCGTCTTTTATTTCAGCAACATCTAAAGCTTGTGCTCCTAATGCAGGGCAAAAACATGTTGGATCATTTACATTTTGTATTCTAAGCTGAGTCCAACTACTAAATTGTCTGTATTGAGATGGGCCAACTCGTTGAACAAGTTGATACTCATTTTTATCATTGCATGTTTTAACAACACATACATCTTTGCAATTTTCACCATCTTCACAAGGTGCTGCATCAGTTGGTGCTGGAACGTAGGGTACATCATTAAATGTTTCAACGTGTGTACCTGAAGGCATGCTATTATTAATTACATAAGAGCCACATCTAAATGCATAATTTACAAATGCAAAATCAGATGGTAGTTGAGCTTTACCATGTTCAATATCTAAAACAACTTCTTTCGTTCTATGTATTCTTAAACCTAAATCATAGTTTACTCTAGTTGCAACTTTAATTAATTGTTGTGGTTCAATCATTCCCTCTAATGCATAATTAGAAAAGTCAATGGAGACATCTTCCATTAATTGACTAAACGTTCTGTATTTATTTGATACACCCATTATTGTCTATGTATATTACGTTTATTATCTGAATCTTCTGAAGGTATTTGCATTGACCCAATCATTGTCTGAATAACTTGACCTTCTATTTCTGCAAAAAGTGCTTCTGGAATATATATTGGTTGTTCATATCTAGGTGTACAGTCATCTTCTAAATCACAATTCCATCTTGTGATGTCTGAATTAAATACCCCTTCTAATTTTAATGCATCCCACTCAATGCTAGGAGAATATATATATCCATCTAACCACCAAAAATATAATGTTTTATTATATTTGAATGTGGTTGTTTTAGTCATTGAAGTATATGTACCCGGTTGAGTTGCTTGTAACTCTTGTGAACCATCTATTGAACTTACGGTACGTATTAGTGGCCCCCAGTAACCTTCTATCATTGAAGGTAATCTATGTTTTGTTCTTTTTATTGTACAACCACTTGTTACTCCAGAACAACCAGCCTCTACTTTATCTACTTCTATTAATTCTACATATGGTAAAGCTTTCCATACTGAATTAAACTTCATTAATTTGTTTGCATAATCTTGTCTTCTCATTAATATTTGAGCAAACTTTTCTATCAAACTATAAATATATCTGTCTGTAATAAATGCGTCTTGTACTTCTGCTTTGACTTGACCCCTTACTCTTGATACTACTTCTGCTATTGTTGACATAGTTTTTATATTTCAAATTCATTATAATCTTTAAGAGCTTCATTAGTTTTATCAGGTGTCTTATCATAAAGATGAGCTACCCTATACTTATTTTTCATTATAACATACTTTGTCCAATTCTTTGGGTATTCTTTGGCAACTGTTCTTTTAAAATTTCTACATGCTTTAAATCTCCAAAGTTCTCTGTTTTTAAATCTGTACTTTGTTGACCAGTTTGTATAAAATATTTTTCCTAAATTACCATCTGTTTCCCAGTTCTTGTTTTGTAAAACTTTACCATACTGATTAGATAATGCATAATTTGTATTAACTGATTTAGAGTTAGGGCATGTTCCAATAAACATAAATCCTAATGAATCAGGTAATTCAACACCATCTCTATTATCTATCACAGCATGCCATAAGTTTTCATTATATGTTTTAATTATTTTTTTTAGCTTCTTATTATCTATTTTAGAATACAAAGGTTTTTTTTCTTTGAATTCTCTATATGTTTCTTCATTTAATAACCCCAATCTTTTTTGTCTGTATCTTGGAGCATTCAAATCAGGTTTTTTAAAATTATTAATCATACAGTCTACATTTATAATTTACAAAAAAAACCCCACTTAATGAAATTTAAAGTGAGGTCTTTATATTGCTTGATAAGTTAATACGCATATATTTCCCATTGTTGGGTGTTGAATTTCTAATTTACCAGATCTTCTATTACCCACATACTTGTTACTATAGTGGTAGTAGTCTGTCTTTCCTAAACTTGGAAGTGTCTTCTCTATAAAACCAGCTGTTTCATTAGATGTCATATATTCTACTTTTCTATCTGTATGTATGTGACCTTTAAATAATGTTCTGTTTGTTGTAGCACCCCATTCTTTTGGATACTCTGATGCGTATATTAATGGATTATTTTTACTACGTTTATCACCATGCTCAAATGCATTAAAGTTGTTATGCCATACATGAACTTTCCTTTCTTCATATTTGGTATCCCATACTATCTCATCACTAACAATAGATTTAGATAAAGCATGGACTAAATGAAAAGAAGATAATCTATCATGATTACCTGGAACATATACAACAACTAATTCTTTACAATATGCTTTAATGTAATTTATAGCCCAGTGCATTGCATCAAATGCTTGCATATAAGCTTCTGTAGCAGGCATACAGTTATCTAATCCTGTTCCGCTAGTGGTAGTCCCATCAAATGTATCCATGTTGATTAAATCACCTCCTACAACAAAATACATTTTTTCTATATAATTAACAGGTGCTGCCTTATCTATAAGATATCTTACAGTATCTTCAAAGTCTTTATCTATGGTATCATTACCTTCTTTACCAAAATGAATATCTTGTAATGATATGACACCACACACAGGGTCTTTTGAAACAATATTTTTTAGATTTACTTTAGGTAATTTATATGTCTTAGGTTTCCAGCTTTCTAATAGCTCTTTAAAAAGCTTTTCTTCTGGGTTTTTAATCTGAGATACTAATGCTGACACTCTCCAGTGATCACCCATTTGTTTGTTCCAATACTGAGATAGTTTCCATCTATCAGTATCTATTTTTAGTAACTCAATTATTTCTTCTGCGCTTTTAGGCTCATGATCAAAAGTTCCTGAGATTTTACCTTCTCCCTTTTCTAAATCAATTGCTTCAACAACTTGAGCATTTTCTGCTGCTTTGCTAAAAAATATTGATTTTTTCTTTTTATTTTTTCTTTCAGTAAGTAACTCTTTCTTTATTTTTTTATATTGCTTTTCACTTATACCTAGTCTTTCACTACTGATTGAAGGATGCTTTTTCCACTTTAATGATTCTAATACTCTCTGTTTTAAATTGTCCATAAAAAAATTTTTTGATTATTGTAAAGATAAGAAAAAAAAAGAGACCGGAGTTAAACCCGGCCTCTTCCAACGTTTGTAGTAGAAAACCAACAAACCACCACCTGTTGTTATTTTATTATGCTCCTGTTGAAATTAAAATTTCAATAGGTATACAGCCAGCACCTATACCTGCATCTACAACTTTAATTTTGTAAAGAGTGTTTGGAACTAGATTTGTTATTTTAAAATTATTTGTAGTTGGCACTATAGGTGTGGTGTTTACTAATGTCCATCCTTGTGGGTTAATTTGCGTATCTATATAAATATTTATACCAGTACTATTGCTCCATACTCCATTCCACAGAACCTCTGCAGAGTTTTTAGTAACTACACCTGCATATACATTATATGGGTCATGTTGAACATCATCTGATGTACAAGTACCTAACCCATTTGCTAAAATCATAGAAAACTTCTGTATAATAGAATCAAGTCTTTCACCAGAAGTTATAACTATTTTACTACCAGAATCACCTATTTGAAAAGACGTACCACAATAACTTACACATGAAGCACATTGTATATCTTCACATCTTTCACTTCCAACACTACAATCTGTGTATGAGCAAGGGTTAGTTAATGCAACATCACTGCATCCACAATTACTACTATTATTTGAACAATTACATGCCATCTTTTATTATTTTATTTTAGCAGCTTGCTATAAGCTGTGCGTTTATAGTTGAAGGATCTTCATTTTCATTCCAAGATCCACTAGTATTAACTGCTAACTCTCTCCACGGATAAACTATTGTTCCTCCATTATTATATGTTGCATTTACACCAGAACCTAATACAATTATTTTAACACCTTGATTATTTGCCTGAGAGGTTAATTGACCTATATAAGCATAATCAGTTGGATCAAATGCATCATCATCACCGCTTGGTAATACATCAGTTATTACAACAATGTATTTAGCCACATTAGGTCTAAATGCATTTAAAAAGTTTCCAGTTAGTACTTGACCTATTGCCATATCTGTTGGTTCAGGACCATTAACTCCATCACCTATTTGTACACATGTACCATCTACACCACCATTAAGTTTTTGAACTTGAGTATTTGCTGTTGTTCCATTATTGTCTTGGAACATTTCCCATGCTGTTACATATTGAGTTACTCCAATTCCTGTATTAGCAATTTTTTGTGAAGAAGGTAATGATGTATAATCTACACATGCTGCATATTTTGGTGGGTCTGAGGCTTGTTCTTCATCAACAGTTACTATACCTATTCTATAGTTATTAGATCCTGAAGAAGTATCTATGGTATTAATTATACCAGCCATACCTGCTTTAATATCGTTTATTTCACTACCCATGCTTCCTGTGTAGTCAATAATAAATGCTACATCCATACCAGCATCACACGGTGCACTTGCTGATGCAGTATTAAAATCTACTTTGTCACACTCTTTTGTTTGACCATTTATTATAATTTGAAGCTCTGCAGTATACGTTGTTGCTGCAGTTAGTCCTACTATTGGTTGTGTAACTTGTGGACCTGGATTATTAATAACATATGTACCAACAACATTGCTTGTTGAAGCTTCTTTAATTATTAAGGTATACTGTGCTGTTAAGCCTAGTAAATTTGTAAAGTTTGCATTACCGCCTGATACTGTCATATCTGTAAATACTATACTTGGACAAGGGATTACACCATCTATAACTGAAGAATCAACTGATTCACAAGTTGATGTTCCGTCAGTAACTTTAAAGTCTACAGAGACACTTATATTTCCATACTGATTTAATGTTGGTATTGGAAAATTGTAACCTCCCCCGTTAGATTGTAGCTGCGTCACATCTACTGTTGCTGTTGCACTTGAACCAAGTGAATCTGTTAAAGTAATAACAGAAGATCCAGCAGGTGTTGTAAATGAAGATGGTATAGATGATGATGTGAAATCAAAGTTTATAGCATCTATAGCTCCTGCAGCATTTAAAATATTACTTGTTGTATATCCAAAAACTACACTATCACAACCTGTTGGACAACAATTTGTTTGTATAGATGAAACTGCATTATATAGATCATCAATAACAATCCATGCATTTTGAATACTTTGTGCAAGTGTACTAGGATTATTATTATATCCAGTTATAGAACCGTATGTTGCTTCTGATGATAATGAGCTTGTAGTCCCTATCAATGAAGTTTGACTTATTGCAGAGTTTATCTGTGTTGGTGTTCCAACAGCACTTTCTAAAGCACAAAATCTTTGTTCTAAAGCAAGAAGAAGTACTGATACATCTGTTAAATTACCTACATTAATAATACAAGTTGGTATAACTTGTTTTTCAGCCACAACTCCAGAACATGGTAAAACACATGCTTCTAATGTATTTAACCTATCATTATAACTTGAAAGAGTTGTATTTATAATTTGAATACTTTCTAAGTTAGTACATACCTGATTGGCAATTAAACTTGCAAATAAATCTAAACGTAATTCTGTTACAGGGTTTCCATTTTTATCATTGTACTGCATACATGCAGGCAATGTCATTATAGGTAAGCTATCTGTTGTTTGTATTGATCTAGCTAAATTTGAGCTTGTTCCTAAAGTTGAACCGGAACTATTAGCACAAATTTGGTTAACCATTTCCTGTAGTACAGGTACCAAAGTTGTTGGTGTTTGACCTTGAATATTTAAACAAGTAAGGTTTAATCCACTAAGATTAGGATTAGCATCAACCCCGTTAGTAATTATATCACAAACTTTAGTTGCTAGTTTTGCTGTAACATCAGTTATTGTATCACCTGTACATAAATCAATACATGCAATATCTGGACCTTGCCACACTACACAATTAGATGATATATTGTCACACCCGTTTGTTGAGGCACTTGAGCTTGTTGGGATCATAGATACTTAATTTTATTATAATGTAATGTTTGCTTGTAAACTATACAATAATAATATACAAAAAATTTTAAAACCAAACAACTAATGCCTGGTTTTAAAATTTTGTTTAAGTAAATATGTAAAGTAAGTCTAAGCTTTTTCTTCTTCTATATCACTAATAGTACCATCTTCTAAACTAATGTTTACAGATCCATACTTTTCTTCTAAAGCTACACTCATATCTTTCCATTCTGCTTGAAGTTCAGTATGTCTAGACACAAGTTGATTTTTTACAAGTTCAGCATTACCTATATTCATCAATAAAGTATTGATTTCATTTTGCTTTACTTTTACTTCTTCTAATTCCTTTGCAGAAATTTTTTTTGCTTTTTTTGATTTTGCCATTATAATTGGTTTTTAAAAATTTGTATACTCTTCAAAGATAATAATATTTTCTAAACTACCAAGGAAGATCAACAACTAAATTTGTATCAGGTAATAAATCTTTCTTAATTATATTCTGCATTCCTGTTATATAATCATCCCGTAAATACTTTATTAAAAATGTTTTTACATCATTTTTAGATAATGATTTATAATCTTGTGTTACTACAACTCCTTCATCAGTATCTTTTACAATGTATGATCCGTGTACAGTAACACTTTTCTTTTCATATGTTGATTTCAATGACTTGGGTATTACTAATGAACCTGTATAAGTAAACACTATCTCCTTTATTAAAGAGTTACCATCTGTAACTAAAGACTCAACATCAAAATAAAATCTTTGAGATAAGTGCTCTTTAATTACAGGTGCCTGTACTTTTTTAACAACCTTCTTGACAACTTTCTTTTTTGTTACTTTTTTCTTAGTTGACGTTTTTTTCTTCTTTGTCATAATAGTTAGTTTAAATATTAAAATTGATTACGGGCAAACACTTAATGTTACACAAGCTGTGCTTCCATCTTCAAAAGTAATTAGTAAATATTTAAATTTACCTTCAGTAAAATACTCTTGAGATTTTATACTTGATGGTCTTCCATTTACAAAAATACTTCCACCACCATCACTTCCTGCAGGTCCAGCAGGTCCCTGTATCCCTTGTGGTCCTTGACTCCCCGTTGCACCGGTATTACCAGTAGGTCCTCTAGAACCTGTTGGCCCTTGACTACCAGTTGGCCCTTTATCACCTTGTGGGCCTTGCGGGCCTTGACTACCTGTAGCTCCGGCTGATCCAGTTGCCCCTCTAGGTCCAGTAGATCCAGTTGCACCTGGTGCTCCATCACTACCATCAGTTCCATTACTTCCTGCCGGTCCTTGTGAACCTGTATTTCCTTTAGCTCCAGCTGGTCCCTGGGCACCGGTAGTACCTGTAGCACCTCTTGCTCCCGTATCTCCTGTATCCCCTTTAGGTCCTGTCAAACCTGTTGGATTACCTACCCAGTCTCCTTTAACATTAATTACATCTACACCATTAATTCTAACAGATCCTACATCCGCAACTCCTTTAAGTTTTAAATTACCACCAGTTGTTAATGACATTGCACCGTCACTATTTGACTGACCTTCATATTTCCAAACCCATCCACGGTCTGTGTCATTATTCATTTGGAATACTGTAGCATAGTCATTTAAATAACCATAGGTTTGACCTGATTGCATTCCTATACCATAAGTAGCTGAAGTACCCCAGAATCTAAATTTACTTGCGTTATCACCTGAATTAGTATAGTGATATGTTCCACCATTAGGCCCGGCTGGACCTTGGGAACCAGTATCACCTTTTGGACCTTGAGATCCCGTGTCTCCTTTTGCTCCTGCTGCACCAGCAGATCCAGTAGCACCACGTGCACCCGTATCTCCCTTAGCTCCAGCTGTACCCGGATTACCTTGAATACCTTGTGATCCAGTAGCACCTTTATCTCCAGTGTCACCCTTGGCACCCGCAGCTCCAGCGGCTCCTGCAGGCCCTCTTGCTCCTGTACTTCCTGTATCACCTGTATCACCTTTGGCACCAGCTGTTCCAGTTAATCCACGTATTCCTTGTATTCCTTGTATACCTTGTGATCCTGTATCTCCCTTAACACCTTGTATTCCTTGAGACCCTGTGTCTCCTTTAGGACCTTGAGGGCCTGTATTAGTTGGCATTGTTACAGAGTTACCATCACTAATTGTAAGTGTTTGACCTGATACAGCAAGAGTTTGTTGATCTGCACAAATAGTAACAGTTCTTGCTTCTTCATCAATTTCTACATTTGTTCCTTTACAACCTAGTAAAGTTAAAGTATCATTATTGCTAGCTGCTTTAATAAGACCTTTACCATTAGTTACGTTTTTAAATATAGATTGAGAAGAACCTCTATCTGTATTTGTAATAGTAATAGTACCTCCACTAGATGTAGAAGTCATTTCTGATTGTATACCACTACCTTGTGCTATTGTTAATGTCTCACCATTTGTAACTGCTGTACTTTCTGTTCCATTCCCTTCTTTAATAGTCCATGAAGACATAGTACCTTGTGGAATACTAAATGATGTAGTTAAAGTACCACCATCTTGTTGTGTAAGAGTAAGTGTTTTTGTAGAAGAACCTGAATCACTAAATCCAGTAATCATATTGTCATATGCAGAATTAGATTCTGCTGAACTACCACCACTCCAAGTTACTGCACCACTAACAGCTAAAGCATTTGTACTGCCATTAAATGTTAATCCTGCATCACTTGTTATATTACTACTGCCATTCCAATAAGCAACTCTTCCTGATGAACCACTACCTGTTACATTACCTACTTGAGTATTATCTATTTTCTGCCAAGCATCTGTAGCCAGGTCAGAGAATACTGCCCAATCACCTACTGCCCAATCAGTAATACCATCTAAGTTTGTAGAACCTGCAGTAGAAACAATATAGTATTCACCTGGAGTTCCTTTAGCACTAACCAACGCAGGTACGTTAGTAGCTGCATTCCAGGTTCCTATATATTTTAATACACCTGTTACCGCAGAATTAATTGCAGTTTGTATTTGAGCACCTGTAGCTAAATTAGTAGATGAAGAACTTACAGTACCAGTTTTTGGTGTTAGTGTTACTGATGTTGTTCCACTCTTAGTTAATGTATTAGTATTTCCAGATGCAACACTTGTTACACCGGAGCTTGAGCTAGTACCTGCACCAATTAATGTTCTAACTTCTGCAGCACTAATTCCTGAATTAAGAGTTGGTGTACTTCCATTTGAAAGTATTGCCGGTGTTCCTGTATCAGTTTTCTTAGCAGTATTTGCAGTAATTGCTTGTGCTTGAGCAGTTGTAATAGTAGTTATATTACCCGCCTTAGCTGTAGTAGAAGTAGTTCCAATTACTAAATTAGATGATCCATTACCTGTACCTGCTCCAATGAGACTTCTCATTTCTGCAGCTGATATTCCTGAATTTAATGAAGGAGTTGTTCCGTTAGATAAAACTGCTGGTACTCCTGAATCAGTTACTTTCTTATTGTTATTTGCAATATCTGTTGCCTGTTGAGAAGTAATAGTTGTTGTATTACCTGCCATAGCAGTTGTTGCTGTTGTACCAATAACTAAGTTTGACGTACCACTTCCTGTACCTGCCCCTATAAGAGTTCTTACCTCTGAGGCACTTATTCCTGTATTTAGAGTTGGACTTGTACCATCAGATAATATTGCAGGTCTACCGGTATCTGGTAATGTGTTAGTAATAGTTATAGTTCCACCACTACTTGTTGATGTCATCTCAGATGTAATACCTGTACCCTGAGCAATAGTAAATGTTTCTCCATTAGTAACAGCAGTTGATTCAGTACCATTACCTTCTTTTATTGTCCAAGAACTCATAGATCCTGAACCTGTTCCAGCCCCAATTAATGACCTTACTTCTGCTCCAGTTACACCGGAAGCTAAAGTTGGTGTACCACCACCACTAAATATACCAGGCTCAGCATAAATAGTAGAACTATTAAATGCATTACTTCCATATGTATATGTTTGATTTGTAGTACCACTAACGCTAAACGTAAGTGTGTTACCTGATTTAGTTATACCATCAAGATAAAAGTTTGAAGCAGATGTTAAATATCTACCATCTAAATCTACTGTAAGGTCTGCTAGACCTGAACGTGTCAATGTTAATACACCAGTTCCTGTAGCAAAGCTAATACCAGATACATAATTATTTGTACCTGTCTGATCATTAACCCATTTTACAGCAGAACCTGTACTACTAAGTACCTGACCATTTGAGCCAGCAGATCCTGAACTATCCAAGAATGCATCATCAGTGCCTAACTGTACACTTGAATGTAACTTGTCACCATCAATATCTAATAATCTTTGTGAGCCTGGTATAGTTGCCATATTATTTCTTTTTTCCTTTTAATTTAAATCTTGTCATTTTCATTTTGATTTGTGGATCCATAGCACCTTGATACATACTACCGTATACTATCACATCTCTATCACCAGACATCTTATATGGAGCTTTATTTGGATGGCCTGTTGCAACCGCCTTAACCCTTAAAGAAGTACCTGGATTTAAAAATACGTGATTAGTACCCGTATTATAACCTTCCCATGTAGATCCTCCATCATTAGATACAAAATAACTTAATGAACACCCTGTAGGAATAAACCAATCAATTGTTTCCCAATAAACTACATTTATTTCTTGACTATTTTCTAGTGTATAATCACCATATGTTATTGACCAATCTCCTATTAACTCATTTTTATAATCATCACTCCATATTCTAAAACCATAACCATCTGCACCATAACCAGTATGAATCCACCAAGGTACCCCATTAGTAGAATACATTCTTGTCATATTAGATCCATAATCTACTCTATAGTTTCTTCCTCTACCTAAAGAAGAGCTATCATTAGTCACATCATTATATCTATACAATGCAACAACTCTATCATTATCTTCATCTATCCAACCTGGTATCATTGCTTTACCTCTATCTCCTGTTGTTGGACAAAAGTCATATCCTGGCATTCTATCTGTTGGTTGTCCTGCTGCATCTGATTGGTATTTAGTACCTGCCCTAAATTGAACAGCATAATTGTTACCAGGTGTTTGTGATTCCACATATCTTCTTTGTAATAAAATTGCCTTTGCTCCAGTAAAACATGGTGTTACATCTACCTTAGCTATACTTGAATTTACCCCAACCCAGAAAACATTTGGTGCTCTTTTAGGATCTGGTATATACCAACCTTGTTCATAGCCGTCATCACCAAGACCAATATCACCCATGTCACACCATACAATTTGTGGTTTAGATGTTGATGCATCAAGTACTAAAGCAAAATTGGCATTGTAAAAATACCCATATAAAACTCTATCATTAACTTCATCATACATCATCCAATTTCTATAGCCATTCCTATCCATAGGGGAAGATCCAGGATACATGTTGGCTGCATCATCAGCTTGTATTCTTTCTTCAACACCTGTTTTTAGGTTTCTTCTCATTATTTTTTTGTAATGATGAGAGTCATGGTCACCTGCATATATCCATTCTCCAGCAGCTACTAAACCACTAAAGTAAGATGAGCCTACTCTATTGACATAACCTCCTCCTGTATCTTGAGATCCTATAAAAATTTGAGGGTTGCTGTGAGTTGGTCTAGGATCTTTTACAAATGTTGATCCTCCATTAACAAGACCGCTATAATCAAATGTAGTATATCCTTCTACATTATATGTCATAGCAACACCTAACTTATTTACTTTATCTATTGCAACTGATGTAATGTGATTATATATAGATGTTGTATCTCTCCAAAGAAAATTGTAATCATAATATAACCTAGTCATAGTACCATCATCATTCAATCTACGTACAGCAAAACCATCACCCCAACCAACTGTAAATATTAAGTCACCATCTATTTCATAAGAGTTTGTAAAACCTATACACCTATCACCACCATCATATTCACCACTACCGCTAGATACGGTAGTATTGCTCATACCTCTTTTTTGAACAGGTACAA